CTTGAAACCATCGATAGTATCACTATTAAAACAACTCATTACCAGCCACTTTTTAAGTCTGATTTTCTAATAAACGTCCAACCTTTGTGGTTAAACCATGATGAAACGCCTTCACGGTCATTTTCTGCATCGTAGATATAGGCAAATTTGTTTGGTAAACTACCTATTAAAAAACCAGTGTATTCTATTCCGTTAAGGAATATTGTAGAACCTCTTCGTTTGAAACTTTTGATTGTTGCTTGCATAGTTAATTGGTATTAAGGGTTAATTATTAATTATCTTCGGTTATATTATCTGACTATATTATTATTAAGTCCGTATGGTTATTATAGTTGTACTATAAATGAAATCTATGACTTCTAAGGTGTTAAAATGTTTATTAGAATAAATAGTACTGAGGGGTATATTACTGCGTCTCTCTGCACCTCTAATGAAATAACTCACAATATAACAGGTTTATCGGTTGATTTCGCATATATTATCTGTAGAAAATTATAATAAGTCCGTGAAGTGTATAGCAGAAACGCTAAAATAAAGCGATAATGGCACACCAAGCAACCAATTAGTCAAAAGTGTGACATTAGGGTATTAAGTATAATAGAGTAAGGGGCTATTGTCACAGTTTTTTTGGTGTTGAAGTTCGTGCTTAGGGGTAAAAATTGTAAAAAAAAGCCGCCCGAAGGCGACTTCTTAGTCAATTTATACTAATTCTGGTAACGCTCGTACAAAAGCGGGTAAATTATTACTATTAGTATAACTACCATACTTTTCGAAGCAAGGCATAAGGTCGAATCTCGCCTTGAAAGCGTTGTATACTAAATCGTGGTCGTAAGTACAAAGTACTTTTTTGGCGTTCTCGAAAGTAATTACCGTGTTTGTACCAATAAGCGACTTGCGAATAACGAAGCGTTTAGTAGTTAGCGAGTTTTTGGTTACTGTTGCAGGTGCTCCTGCGCCTTTTTTTACTGGCATAGTTATAAAATTTAAGGTTATGAAGTTTAATATCAAACTTCGTATATTTTATCTGTTATAAAATGTCGTAAGTCCGTGAAGTGCTATACACGAAATAGCTATAAATGCTTTACTTAACGACTACGCACGGATCTGCCTGCCAATTCCACAATTAAGTAGAAGAAAAGACCACCGAAGTGGCCTTTAATTAACTATTATTATACTAATTCTGGTAAGTTTCTAACAAATACTGGTAGATTATTAGTATTAGTATAACTACCATATTTAGCGAAACAAGGCATCAAGTCAAACCTACTCTTAAGTGCATTGTATACTTTGTCATGGTCATAAGTAATTAATACATTCTTGTTGTTGATAAAACTAATTACTGTATTAGTTCCAATTAGACTTTTTCTAATAACAAATCTTTTCGTGGTAATTTCTGTTTTTTGCATAGTAATAAATATTAAGGTTATAAAGATTATTATTAATCTTCGAATATATTATCTGTCATAGAAACTTGTAAGTCCGTGAATGCTATACATAATTGAGTCAAAAAAAAGACCCGAAGGTCTTATTTATGTAGCATACCAAGCAATACAATATTGGCGTATACTAACAAACCGAGTATGATTATTGGTTTGATCTGATTGAATAGAGTGATTATGTATTTCATGATATTAGATTTAGATTAACCGTAGATTCCGAACGATAACTCTGGCTTGTGTTGAATACCAAGGTCGATGTTGAATACACATGCGATTACCATTATTATTTGTATTGCTATTAGAGCCATTGTAGCTAAGAATAGAGATACTTGAACGATTTGAGATGATCTTAATATGATTACTTTGTATGATTTCATGATGATATAGATTAAGTTAATAATAAAGCAGTTTAACGACTTGCTTAGGTCGATTGATTATACTAACTCAGGCAATGCTCGCACGAATGCTGGCAGATTATTAGTATTAGTATATGATCCGTATTTCTCGAAGCATGGCATAAGATCGAACTTAGCTTTAAGTTGATTGTACACCTTGTCGTGATCGTACACGCAAGTCTGTTGCTTGCTGTTGACGAAGGTGATGATCGTGTTAGTGCCGATCAAACTCTTTCTGATTACGAATCTTTTTGTAGTCAATTGTACTGGTGTTGCTGCTGCAACCGCTGCTTTGTTTTGCATAGTATATAATTATTAGGTTATAAAGGTTACTGTTAACCTTCAGTTATATTATCTGATATTAAAAGTAGTAACTCCGTGGAATGCTATACATACTCTGCTGTAAGGCAAAAGCTAAATACTATTTCCGCAATCAATTGATTCGACTCATTACGATTACGGAAAGTAATAAAAGTCGGGGAACCCGCAAATTTAAAATGCGTTTTCCTTTTGAAAAAACAACTTAGAAATTAGGTAGTAACCCCCAGCTTCTATATATCTCACACTCTTATTTCCCACGTCCTCCTAAAAAGGTACCCATAAAAAAATTTTTTTTATAGTATTTTTTGACAATGCATTTGAGTAAATTTCCGCTTTTTTATGTGATTAGAAAGGTATGACATTAAATAGAATTAATAATGGCTTTTAAATTAAAATCTCAATCACCTTTAGAACAAACTAGGTACGTATACGATAATCTAAATGTCGGTGATTCACCGTTAAATCAAAAAAAATCATTCTCAGAATCGCTAAAAGCTTCTGATAAAGGTTTTAATAGTAAAGTGCAAAAGTCTTTGGCTAAAAGCAATGCTAATATAAAGAAACTAGACCCTACTGGTGAAAAAAGAAAAGCAATATATAGTGATACTGAAAGCATTGGTAGTTGGATGGATAGACATCCTATTGTTAAGTCAGCAGTGCAGGTACTAGATCCTACTGGCGTGTCATCTTATGGGGATGTAAAGAAAGCTTGGAGTGATAATCAATTTAATGCTGATGATATAATAGAACCTTTAGGGGCTTTACCTGTTGTTGGAAAATTTGGCAAACTTATAAAGGGGGCAAAAATTGGATCGGATTATTTAAAAGTTTCTAAATTATCAAAAGCATTAAAAACAATTGATAATGTATCTGATACAAATACCGCTTTGAACACGCCTATAAACCAAAAGAAGTCCCCTTTACAAAAGCAAAAACTATCACCTAAAGCTGCTAAAGCTAAAGCCGCTAGAGATTTGGCTTATGCTAAAACAGATGACAGAAGAAAGAAAAAAGCACATGCTCAAAGAATGCACCGTAAAGATCCTAGAGGTAACGGTAAAGATTGGGATCATGAAGATGGTAGATGGGAGAGCGTAAAACAGAATAGAGGTAATGAAGGTGAAGGAACTAAGAAAGAGAGTGGTAAACATTATAAAGTAAAATAACATGCACAGTAAAGGTATAGGTCCTCAAGGATTAGGTGTAAGCAAGAACAATGGTTATACTATTGGAGAAGGTTGTGGTTGCGATCACAGTCCGTTACATAAAACTGCTGCTTGGACACGTAAAGAAGGTAAAGACCCAAAAGGTGGGTTAAATGCTAAAGGAGTTGCTAGTTACAGAGCACAACATCCAGGTAGTAAACTACAAACAGCTGTAACTAAAAAACCATCTGAATTAAAACCAGGTAGTAAAGATGCTAAAAGACGTAAATCTTTTTGTGCTAGGATGTCTGGTATGCCAGGTCCTATGACTAAACCAAACGGAGAACCAACAAGAAAAAAATTAGCTTTAGATAAATGGAATTGTTAAAAAGAAAAGATGGATCTGTGTCTAGACGCGGACTATGGGATAATATAAGAGAAAATAGAGGTAGCGGAAAAAAACCTACAAAAGCAATGCTTAAAGAGGAGAAAAAGATTAAAGCTAAAACCAAGAAATAATGAAAGAAAAAAAAGGTATGGGTTTTAAAGCAGCCCAAAATAGTATAGCCAAAAAACAAGGTATTTCTAAAGAAAGCGCAGGAGCAATATTAGCTAATAGTACAAGAAACGCATCGGCAAAAGCAAAAAAATCAAATCCAAACCTTAAAAAAGTAAAAGGAAAGTAAAATGGCAATAGTATATAGTTATCCACAGAACGATGGGATACTATCATCTGATATATTGGTAGGTACGTCAACAAAACTATATGCTGGTAAACCTATAAATGAAACTAAAAATTTCAATATATTAGATATAGGTTTGTTCATTGTTAACTTATCGTATAATAATCTAGATACAGTATTACATAATGGTAATACTTCGTTACTAGGTGCAGAAGTTGGTAGTATTGGATTGTTTGATCAATCAAATTTATCATATTTACCAATAACAGCTTCTAACAATGCGTTTGTATTTAAAAATGTAAATGCAAATTCTATAATAAAAGCAGAACAGGGTTTGTTTAGTTTATATAAATCAAACTCTATATTAGGTAATTTTTCTACTTCATTATTGAATTCTAGTAGAACATATCAATTACCAGATGCTTCTGGAACAATTGCTTTAACAAGTAATATACCTTCACAAATAACGTTAACAACTACAGGTTCATCTGGTCCTGCCACGTTAATTAGCAATGTGCTTAACATACCTGTTTATGGAGGAGGTTCAACACCAACGCTTGATCAAGTACTAACAGCTGGGAATACCTCACTAACTCAAATTGTTATTGGTAGTAGTTTTTCTCAGGGACTTACTCTTAATCAACAATATACTAATGTTGGATTAATAACGGCGGGTGAAATATATCAAACAGGAATTGGTTACAATAATTTCTATTCCGCTATAGATGATCTAGTTAGTGGAAAACTTTTCCAGACCCAATTATCAGCTACTGATGGATTATTGTTAAATACATATGGAAGTACTGGGTATGTTGAATTAAAATCAGATTTAGTTACAACAGCGGCAAGAACAATTCAATTTCCAGATGCATCAGGGACTTTGGCATTAACATCGCAAATACCATCAATAACACCCGCTGCCCTTACAAGTGCTAATGATACCAATGTAACTATATCATTAGGAGGAACTCCTTCAACAGCATTATTACAAGGAGTATCATTAACAATGGGTTGGACAGGAACGTTAGCTGATTCAAGAATAGCTAGTTCAAGTACTTGGAACGCAAAACAAAACGCAATAACGCTTACAACAACTGGATCAGGGTCAGCGACATTTATAGGTAGTACTTTAAATATACCAACACCGCCCGCTGCTACATTCACATCGTTAACAACAACAGGTTCATCAGGATCTTCTACTTTAACAGCAGGGGTTTTAAATGTCCCTACATATACATTAAGTGGATTAGGTGGTGTACCAACAAGTAGAACGCTTACTATAAATGGAACTGCTTATGATTTAAGTGCTGATAGAACTTGGAGTGTTGGGACAGTAACTTCTGTTACTGCAACAAGTCCTATTACCTCAACAGGAGGAACAACCCCGGTTATTTCCACATCAATGTCTACAAATAAACTTATTGGTAGAAGTACCGCAGGTACAGGTGTAATGGAAGAAATAACTATTGGTAGTGGACTTACTTTATCAGGAGGAACACTTTCTTCTACAAGCACATCTCCACTTACCACTAAAGGTGATTTATATACATTTAATTCAACAAATACAAGACTACCTGTAGGACTTGATACTCAAATTCTTATAGCAGATAGTACAACTGCAACAGGATTAAAATGGGGAACAAATACAGCTGCTACACCTACAGGGTACTATTTAGCAATATCAGATTCTACTACACAAGATAATCCAACTGCAAATACTCCAAGAGCAATAAAATTTGATACTACTGATTTAGCAAATGGGTTTTCTTTACAAACAGAAACTGCTGTTTTTACAGGAACTATAAATAATGGTGGTGCAGGAGCGGGAACTATATTAACTGTTACAGGTGTTACGTCAGGAACATTAAAAGTGGGAATGGTATTAACAGGTGGCAGTATAACTGCAGGGACTTTCATATCTGCATTTACAAGTGGTACAGGAGGAATAGGTACTTATGTGGTATCGGTATCACAAAATAGGACATCTGCTACATATACAGGGACAATGACTTCTCAAATTGTATGTGCTAATACAGGTATTTACAATTTACAGTTTTCTTCTCAATTAGATAAGAGTGATGCAGGTGTTGATATTGCAAACTTTTGGTTAAGAAAAAATGGAACTGATGTTCCATATAGTGCAGGTAATTTATCTTTACAAGGTAATTCCCCTGCATATATGATGGCCGCTTGGAATTATGTTATTCAATTAGTGGCAGGAGATATAATAGAACTATATTGGGCAAGTCCTGATGCTAATATGTCTATATATTCTCAAACTGTTCAAACAAGTCCATATCCACATCCTGCTATACAATCTACTATACTTACTATTACACAACAGAGTGGTATAATGGCTGGTACAGGTATTACTGCTATTAATAGTTTAACGGGAGCGGCACAAACATTAGCAACAGGAACAAGTGGGACAGACTTTGGAATTAGTTCCACAGGTACAACACATACATTTAATTTACCTACTGCAAGTGCCACAAATAGAGGAGCATTAAGTTCAACTGATTGGAGTACGTTTAATGCAAAAGGTAATGGAACAGTTACATCAGTAGCCGCTTTAACTTTAGGAACAAGTGGTACTGATTTATCAAGTTCAGTTGCTACAGGAACAACAACTCCTGTAATCACTTTAAATGTACCAACAGCATCTGCAACAAACAGAGGAGCTTTAAGTTCTACAGATTGGAGTACATTTAACGGTAAACAAAATGCTTTAAGTTTTACTCCTTATAAATATATAAATACTACTCAAACAACTGTTACAGGAACTGTAGCAGAAACTATTGTAGCTACAGCAACTATTAATGGAAGTACATTTAATACTAATGATATATTAAGATTATTATTTCAAGTAAATAAATCAGCAACAGCAAATAATGTTAGTATGCGTATTAAAATAAATACTTCAAATACTTTAACAGGGGCTACACAGATTGGTTTATTTACATTTTTAGCAGCTAACTCTTTTGCTTTAATGCAAAGGAATTTTGTTTTAGCAAGTAATACTTTATATGGTTATCCATTTGCTACTTCTGTTATTTCTGATGTTATTTCAAATACAGCAGCTTATTCTAATACTAGTTATAATACTGCTAATACATTATACTTATTTTTTACTATTCAAATGGGTAGTACAGGTGAAAGTTCAACATTTTTAATGGCAAATATAAATAACTAATGAAATCAATAATAGATAAATATACAGGTAAGTTAATTTGTGCAACTGCAATAGAAATTGATGTTTTAGAAAATGAAATATTAATTGATGAACTATTAACTGAAGAAATGGAAAATCCTTATTTTGATTTTGAAACAAGAACATTTTATAACAAACAATAAACAAAAATAAATTATGGCAATATTATACAGTTATCCAGAAGCTACTATTGAAACAACAGACCTATTACTTGGAACAAAAATAAATGAAACAGGTAATCCTACAAAATCATTTTTAGTTTCCGATTTAGTAAATTTAATAAATAATTCAGCAGGAAATGTACCATATATAGGTGCAATTCAAGATGTGGATCTTGGTCCTTATAGTATATATACAGATGGAGGAGCTAAATTGTATGATGATGGTACAGTTGAAGGAACATCTTTCCAATACAATCAAGGTGGATTTGCTTCTTATCTTAATAGTAGCGCTTTAGTCTCTAGAACTTGGAATTTACCAAATGCTAGCGGAACGGTAGCTTTGCAAACGGCGGCAAGTAATTCTTTTACATCAAATGATGGTAAAACAATAACGGTTGTTAATGGAATAATAACTTCTATAGTATAAATCATGAGCAAAGAGCAGTTAGATATATTATTAAACAAATGGATAAGTAGAAAGCTGCTTGTATTTGGAGTGGCTTGCGCGGGTTTATTCTCAGGTTATTTAACATCATCGGACTGGGTGATGATAGCTACGGCATATATAGGAATTCAAGGATTTACGGACATTGTTAATAAATTAAAAAGATAATGGATCAACCTAGTTTACGTGTTTATTTATTAAATACTTTAACACTCATGATGAGTTTTACAAATTTGGAAGCAAAATTAAAAGTTATGTTATTGTTAATATCAATAATATATACATCAATGAAAATATGGGATTGGGTACAAATAAGAATAAATAAAAAAGATGAAGATAACAGTAAAAAGAATACACAGGACTGATATTTCGACTATAGGTGAACTATATATAGACGGAGTATTTGAATGTTATACGTTAGAGGATATTGAAAGAGAAGTAAAAATAAAATCCGAAACAGCGATACCTAAAGGAGCCTATAAGGTTATAATAAATCAGTCTAATAGATTTAAAAAATTAATGCCTTTATTATTAAATGTACCAAATTTTGAGGGAGTGCGTATTCATAGCGGAAATACTAATCACGACACGGAAGGTTGCATATTGGTTGGTCAAGTAAGAAGTAAAAACTTTATTGGACAGTCTAGAAAAGCATTTGATAAATTATTTAAAAAAATGCAAGCGGCAAAAGATATAACTATAACAATTGAATAATAATGAAAAAACTTATACTATTATTATTAATAGTCTTAACATCCTGCGCTTCCCGTAAAGTTGATGTAAGCAAAATAGAAATAAAAAAAGATAGCGTTGTAGAAGTAAAAGCTGAAGTAAAAACTTTAGAGACAAAAAATGTAGTTGATTCAACAAATATAACCATAGAAACAAATACAGATGAAATTTGTATTGAACCTTTAGATTCTACTAAAGAGATGGTTATAGATGGAAAGATTTATAAAAACGTGTCTTTAAAGATAAAAAAAAATAAAGTTAATACTACGTATAGAAATAACAAGACAGAGTCTAATATTAAACGTACGGATTCCGTAGGAGTGTCTAAATCGTCTGTGAGAGAAAGTGTAATTGGTAAAACAAAAAAAATAGATAAAAAAGCAAATTATTGGTGGATAATCTGCTGGTTAATATTAATACTAATTATATATTTATTATGGCGAAACAGACGACGACTATTGAACGCACTGTAAAAAGCATATCAAGACCTGGTGTTCATGCTAAAACAAAAACATCAAGTTTAAAATCTTCAAAACTATATAAAAAAAGTTATAGAGGTCAAGGAAGGTAAAAAAACATAAAAACAAGTGATATAATACATATATCAATCTAATTAAATTAAATCATGTCAGACGGAATAGTTAAAAATTTAAACTTCGGAAAAGACGCAAGCGACAAAGTGTTTGCTGGAATTGAAAAATTATCTAAAGCAGTAAGTTCTACTCTAGGGGCAAGTGGTAAATGTGTATTACTTGAAGATTCTTTTGGTAAACCTGTTATCACAAAAGACGGTGTTTCAGTAGCTGATTCAATCATTTTACTAGATCCTGTAGAAAATATGGGAGCAACATTATTAAAGGAAGCGGCAAGAAAAACAGTTAGAGAAGCTGGTGATGGCACCACTACAGCAACGGTATTAGCTCATGCTATTTTAAAAAATGCTTATGCAGTAGAAAATCCTAACGCTAGAAGTATTAAAGAAGGTATTAACAAAGCTGTTGAAAAAGTTGTAAAATACTTAGAGGAAAACTCTATTGTAGTAGATGACAAAATGCTAGATCAAATAGCTGCAATTTCTACAAACAACGATTCAGAACTAGGAAAACTAGTTGGTGACGCTTTTAGATCAGTTGGTAATACTGGTATTGTTATGATGGAAACCACTCAAGATGCAGAATGTAGTCTGCAAGTAGTAGAGGGAGTTCAATGTAGCATGGGTTTAAAGAACTCACATTTTATTACTAATCAAAAAAATAAAACAGCAGAACTAGATAATCCTTTAGTCTTACTAGTTGAATCGCCTATAGAAAATATAAGACAAATTCAATCAGTATTAGAGTATATTATAAAACACAATAAATCTTTACTTATTATAGCTGATATGGAACAAGTTCCATTAGCTACTTTAGCAATGAATAAATCTAAAGGTAATATAAAAGTAAATGTTATTGACGCTCCTGTTTATGGAGTAAATAGAAAAGAGATTTTTGATGATTTGGCTTTGTTAACTGGAGCAACATTAATAAATGAAGATCTAGGTGATGATTTAGATTTAATTCAACCAGAAATGCTTGGAACATGTATTAAGTCGATTACAAATCATGAAGAAACAATCCTACATGTAGGAGAAACAAAAGATGAGGTAAAAGTTATTATAGATGATATTAATAATTCTTTATCAAAAACAAAAGACGCTAATGCAGTTATAAAACTAGAAAAAAGATTAGCAAGATTAACAGCAAAAATAGCTTTAGTAAAAGTTGGTGCTAATTCAGAAATAGAACTAAAAGAAAAAGCCGATAGAATAGAAGATGCTATTTGTGCTACAAAAGCAGCTATTAAAGAAGGAATTGTTCCAGGTGGAGGAATTGCTTTATTAAACGCTTCTCATAATATAGATTCTTTTTCTACGGGAGAAGAGATACTTTTAGATTCAATAAGAGCACCATTTAAAACTATATTAGATAACGCGGGTATTGAGCATGCTTCAATAGAAACAATATCAAAAGTTGGGTATGGTCTCAATGTAATAACAGGTGAAACCGTGAATATGATTGAAGCGGGTATTATTGATCCTTTGTTAGTTACAAAAAGTGCTTTAAGAAACGCTGCTTCTGTAGCCACAACAATATTGTCAACTGATTGTGTAATTAATAATTTAAGAGCATAATGAGAGCAATAGGTAAATTCTTGATTATAGAAAAGATAAAAGAAGGAGTAAAAGAAACAAAAGGAGGACTTCTATTAGCTGAAAATCAAAGAGAGGACATAAGATATGTCGAAGCAAAAGTTATTAAAGTAGGAGAAGAGATTGTTGGTATAAAAGAAGGTGATTTCATATTTTATGATAGACACGCTGGACATAAAATAGAAAAAGACAAGCAAACATACCATGTTATAAAATTAGGTGATGTAGTTGTTGTTTTATGACACGTTTAGAACCAAGAGATATAAAAGATTTAGGTTTACTAAAACATTATAGAATAATAAGAAAATGGGCTTGTAAAAACAATGATTTATCAGATGCAGATTTAGAACTTCTTATTTATCTAGATTGCATGGAATTCTTCACTAAACAAGACTTTAAAACAGGTACTTATACATATAGTTGGAACAATAGACGCTGGAACGATTTATTAAAAAATGGGTGGATAACGGTATGGAGAGAAAGAAACCATACAACTCAAAAATATAACATATATAAAGTTTCATTTAAGTGTAAACAACTAATAAGTAAAATGTACCGTATAATGTTAGGGATAGAAGATATACCTACTAGTCATAGAAATTCTATAATGAGTGGAAAAACGTATACTGATACCGTTATGATCACTGCTATAGAAAACACTAACAAAGATAAAACAAGAAACAATGAGTTTTAATAAAAAAAATACACCATTTAAACAAACTATGGCAAGTGGTTTGTTAACGACTGCTATGGGAGCTGCCAACGCTGCTCAACCTAATCAGTCTAATGGAACTGTAATGAGTAATACATTAAACGCTGCTCAAACAGCTGCTAATCAAGCTTTTCCATCTCAAGTTGTTAATACAAGTGCTAATCAATCATATCAACCTACTACTGGTTTTATGAATAGTGCTTTTAGTTCTGTTGCAGGAGTAGCAAACCAAGCAAGTATGAATCAAGCTGTTAGAAACTTACAAAATCCAAGTGGTTTTACAACTACTCCAAGACCAAATCAAACATCACAACCACAATCAAGTGTTGTTAGAGGAAATCCAAGATACATAAGAAATACAATAAATAATAGAAACGGTATGAGTTACGATAATACAACTGGTCCTAGACCAATGGCGCCTATTAATCCTAGAGGTTTTTCAAATATGGATAATGTTCAAAGAATTTTTAATAGTTCATATTCAAATACTCCACTTGCACAAGTAGATGTAGATCCTATGACTGGTCAACAAATGAACCCATTAAATGATCAAAGTACAAACTCTCCAATGATACCGGATGTTGACAGTGCTATGTCACCGTTACCTAATCCAAATGGAGTACAAACAGATTCACTAGCACCTTATTACGGTCTTTCAAATTAATAACTATGAATATAAAAGAAATAAAACACCCAATGACTTCTTTTGATAAGGAAGCTAAAATGTCAGGAGTAGGAGCTAATGCTCTTTGGGACGGACCATTTGATACAACTGGTTATCCAAAAGGAAAAGGATCTAGTTCTGGTAAAAACGGAATAAAATTAAGATTTGATGACCCGACGTGTTCTCCAGGTCCAATAACTAAAAAAGCAAAAGGTAAATTTTAATATCATGTCTTTAAATCTAGTTAAAAGAAACTCTAGTTCTCCTTTTAAATTGCAAAGAAGTATAGTTGCACAAGGAGATGAAAATGGAGCATATTCACAAGGTGGATACAATCCAGAAGCAGTTTATGATGATTCTGGTATCGCGGCAGGTATCGCGTCTTTTGGACAATCTATTGGATCAGCGATAAGTACTATTACTCCTGGTGAAAAAAACAAGATGAATAAAAAGAGAGAAAAACGTCTAGAGAAGAGAGAAGAAAAATTAAGAACAAAAGAAGGAGCTTTAGAATATGGTGATTTTTATAATGGAACAGATACATCTAAAAAGCAACAGAGACTAAACAATAGAATTGATAGAGTTGAAAAAAGAAAGCAAAAAGTAAAAGGCGAAATTAAATCTTACGAAGATTCTTATAACGAAAAATTAAAATTACTTGGACGTTTAGATGTTGAAGACGAATAATAACAAAAAATATAAAAATGAGAACATTAAAATCACCATTAACTCAAAAAAATAAAAATTCAGTAAGAGATTATTCCGCTGGTAATAGCGATATGATTGGATTACCTGGTACTAAGTTTAGAGAAAATGTAGACAAACAAGTTAAAGCTTATATAGACAAACAAAAAATGAAAAAACAAACTAAACCTAATCCAGCGCCAAAACAAGTTGGAACACCTCGTCCTCAAGTAAAAACTAAAACTGAAATGTCTAAAGTAGAAGGACCGATGAAAATGAAAGTTTCTAAAAAAACAGCTTACGATGTTAAACAAGCTAGTAATCAAAAACTAAAACCAAACGCTAGAAAGCATTATGCTGAAAACGCACAAGCAGCGATGAAACAGAAAAAATCTCCTGCTCCTAAAATGAAAAAATGTTAATTATAACATTCTTTATATATATAAACAACTAAAAACAAAAAAACAAAAAAAAATGGCAAATTTTCTTACTATCCCGTCAAGCGCTACGGGTTATGCAACTGCTACAGTACCTAATGGTGGACCTATTAATGTTCCTGTAGATTTAGTATTTGATGTGAAACAAACATCAGCAACTACTACTGTTATCTATTTTGACAACAGACTTGGTGCTGGACAAAAAACTCTTACATTAACTCACACATCTACAGCTAGTTCTGGAACTCTTCCAACTGTTGCTAATGCAATCTATGCTGCGATGAATGCTAAACCAGGTGGAGTATTTGTTCCTGTATCAATGCCTTTATCCACTATTTCTACTGTAACAGCTCCTGTTGTAGTAACTTCTGCACTTTACGCATAATTATTATTTATAATTCCCCTATGATTAAATTTGTAGGGGAATTTAATAATTTAAAATTTACAAAATGGCATTTAAAATGAAAGGTGCTCCATACAGTTGTGATAACACTCCAATCTATCAAGTAGATATGGATAATAACATACTTGGTATGGCTCAGAATAACGGAACCATTTTAGTAAATAAAAATGTTTCTCCGTTAGAATTAGAAAAAAATAAAACAATTGAACACGAAAAGGTTCATGTTGACCAAATGAAAAGAGGTGATTTAGATTATACTGACACACATGTTCTTTGGCAAGGTAAAGAATATGCTAGGTCTCAAATGAAAGAAGGTGATAAAAATCTTCCTTGGGAAAAAGAAGCCTATGCAAAACAGAATAAAAAACATAAATAATATATATATCATGTAATAATATTAATATATAACTTTAATATTATTTAATCATGAAAAATTTTTTATTTATTGTTTTAATTTCATTATTTAGTTTAAATGTTTTTTCTCAAGGATTAAACTTTAAACAAAAAATAAACGTAGATGATTTAATTGGTTATTGGCAATCTGAAGAAGAATCTACACAGTTATTTTTTTGGAAAGATGTTAATGGAAAAGTTCAGATACAAGATATTTGTGGATCTACAGGAGAACCATTAACGTTAATTGAATTTAAGATAAATGAAAATTCATTATACGTTAAAGAAGTTTTTGTAGAAAATAATTGGATCACTGAAAGTATTTTTACATTTATTGATAAGAAAACACTAAAAAGAATTATTACCGGAAGTGGTAATGGTACAGTCATTTATACAAAAACAAAATAAAAAAAAGAATATGGCATTTAATATGAAACCTGGTAGATCCCCTTTTCAACAAACAGGACATGGACTACCTTCCGTACTTTTACAAAAATTAACAGGAGGAACAAAACGAATAAGAACTGTTGAAGTTAATAAGGTTACAGGTAATAAAACAAAAGAAGAAGCTTTAGCTGAAGCTAATAAAATTGCGAATCAAAATTTACAAAAAGACTTAACTAATAAACCTTTGGGAGATTCTAAAGATATTAGAAACGCTAGTGGATCAGCTACTTATACAATACCTGGTCAAAAAGTAACAGAACTTGTAAAACCAGGTACTCCAGAATATAAAAAATGGTTAGCCGCAGTTAAAAACAATCCAGGAATAGAAGATAAATTTAAAGATAAAACTTTTACAGAAACTGTAAATGTTTCAACTGCTGGAAAAGATAAACCATCTATGATACCTCCGCCTACTACTCCTAAACTAAAACCAGCAGATAAAGATGAATGGTATGCTGAACATAGCGAAGGAAGTGCAAATTATATGGGTAACGGTTCTTATGGATTATCTTTTGATCCAGAAGAAAGAAGAATAAAAGACTTAAATTACAAAGTTGATCAAAATGCTTCTAAAGATCCTAACAACCCAAATAGAATAGCTTTAGGTAAAAATAACTATCAACATAGACCTTTAACAGATCAAGAAAAAAGAATAATGAATGATGATCGTTATGCTAATCATGAAATTAATCCATATATTGCTAAATGGCAAGGAGAAGGAGGAGAAGCTAAAAGACAAAGTCTTATGAATGCTATTACTAGTAAAATGGATGAAAGAGATGCAAAACAAAAAGAAATTCTAACAAAAAGATCTGAATCTCAAAAACAAAAATCTGAAGCAAAAGCAACAAAAGACAAAGCTACTTTAGAAACAATGGCATCTAAAAAAGCTGAACTTGAAGCTAAAAGACAAGCTGCAATTGCAGCAATAAAAGCAAAAAGACAGGGAAATACAACCGCTGTCGCTTCAGCTACCCCTCAATTAAAAAGTCAAAATAAAAAATCACCTAACAAACAGTTGAAATCTAAATCAAAGACTCCAGCTAAAATGAAGAAGTGTTAAAATGAAAAATCTATCAACAGAAGGTTATAAAAAAGATAGTCCTGACAAAGATAGACCTTATAATGTGATACCAAGCGGGGATATTACTATGGAAGACGTAGAATTCCCCGTTTTAGGTATTGATAATAAAGGTAATAAAAAAGTAATGAAACCTGGTAAAAACTACAAGTTTCCAGGTGATACTGTACTAGAGTTTAGACTTAGTACAAAAAATAAAAATACTATATATAACAAAATATTTAAAAAATAAATTATGGGACAATACGGTAATCAACCAGATTTTGGAACAAGAGCACTAGGAATAGTTCCTACAGGCAATATTAGTAGTTTACCAGAAAACTTGCAAAAGTTGAACAGTGCAGCTTTATATATTGGTACAGGAGGTACATTAGTCTGTAGAGTAGTTGGGGGGAATTATGATGTTAATACCACTAATGAACAAACTGTGTTTAAAAATATTCCTGATGGTACATTTTTTCCAGTAATTGTTGATTATGTATATGAAAACAATGATGACGGGTTAGATACTACTTGTGCTGATATTATAGCTTTATACTAATGGGATTTGGGAATGGAATGGCTATTGGATGGCCAAATGCAACTTATCAACAATCTGGACCTATTCCTTTAACAGCATCTATAGCTAGTAGCAATGACTTAATATTAGAAGGTGATTATACCTTAAGATGGTGGGGCGGAGCAATAGAGCAAGGTAGTGGAAGTCCTCAAGTATTTTTCACATTTGGGGAAAATGGTAACATTCACTCTGCCTACTTAGAATATAGTGCGCCAAATATGATATTTAAATATAGGATAGACAGTACAGAAATTATAAGCATAGCTGTGCCTGGAGTATTATCTCAAAGATGGAACTTTTATTGTATCCAAAGAGTGGCAGACAGAATATGGTTTGCTTTCAATGGTCAATGGGTTTCCTATTATAATTTTAATTTCGACCCCGTTAGCAATGAAGGCAAACCTTTATATATTGGTTCAAATAATACTGGAAGGGTTTTACAGGGAGAAATGACAAATTTTGAATGGATTAATATAGCTAATTATAATACTAATGTTAATTTTAATAATCCATCAGAGAATTTCACGCCAAATGTCCGTACTATATTTTTAGTAGGTCAAGGAGAGAGTTTGAATGCTTTAAAAGTAGATTTATCTGGCAATGGGCATAATGTTACCACTGGCCCTTCTTGTTCTTACGAGTTAGATGATCCTTGGGGAGATGGATCTACTGGATCTTTTCTTTTTGAATAAATAAAATAATATAAAATGACAACAGAAGAAATAGCAGGTAAATTAGCGTTCTTTCACGAACAAATACATATGATTCATTGGGAAACTAGAAGTTTTGCAGAACACAAAGCAACTGGAGCATTCTATGAATTCTTACAAGACTTTAAAGATGAAGTTATAGAAAAAATAATGGGTTATACTGGAAAAAGAATTCAATCGTTAAAGATAGAAGCAATTAGTCCAAAAGCAGACTCAATGAAAGTAGTTGATGATGTATTAAAATTTTCTAATGATTTAGAGGCATACGGAGATAAAAATAAATTTGGTGATATTTGTAATATGGCTCAAGCATTATCTGGTGAAGCAGCTAAAATGAAATACTTACTTACATTGTCTTAATAAAACAATAACAATTAAATTAAATAAAAATGGAAACACAAAACAAAATCAAACAAGAACAGTTAGAGACTATTTTAGAACAAAGAAACAAATTAACTGAATTGTTACATAATATTGGGGTATTAGAATCACAAAAACATAGTCTATTACATCAAATTGCAGATGTAAACAAAACGATAGAAGATTTTAAAAACGTATTGTTTGAAGAGTATGGAGATATAAATATTAATATAGAAGATGGATCTTACACTAAAATAGAAACAGTGAAAGAACCAGAAACTGTAAAAGAATTAGAAATTGTAAAATAATGGACATTATTATTAGAAAAATTAGTATAGGTACTGATTATAAAAATGAAGCAATGCATTATTCAGTTGGACAACAAGTGTATGGGGGACATGAAATCTCCCATATACTAAAAAACATAGATAGGTCTTGCGTAATTTATATTAAAAAAGGCAATGAAGTTATGCCTTGGAAAGAATTTTATCCTACTATGGCAATTGCTCTTGAATTTGATTTAGAATACTAATGAGAAGTGTTTTTTCTTTTATTGTTAAACCTTTAGGTGAAAGGTACAATAATAAAATTAAAATATGTGATAAAGATCTTATAATAAATACAAAAATAGAAAGTTTTAAATCTGTTAATAATATGGCTGTAGTAATGGAAATACCATTAGCTTATAATACAGATATAAAGGTAGGTGATATTGTTTTAATACACCATAATGTATTTAGAAGATTTTATGATATAAGAGGTAATCAAAAAAACAGTAGATCATTTTTTATGGATGATTTATACTTTTGTGATCCTGATCAAATATATCTTTACAACAGAGATAATAAATGGAAAGCATTTGGAGACAGATGTTTTGTAAAACCATTAAAAAATACTGACTATCTAACGCTCAATAAAGAGAAAGAACTTATTGGTATATTAAAATACGGAAATAGTTCATTAGAAGCGCTAGAAATAAACGAGGGAGACCTTGTTGGATACACTCCTTATGGAGAATTTGACTTTATAATAGAAGGTCAAAGACTTTACTGTATGAAATCTAATGATATTGCAATTAAATATGAACGTAAAGGAGACGAAACAGAATATAATCCAAGCTGGACACAAAGCAGTATTGGAATTAATAAAAGTAGCTGAAGAAGCTATTCTAGATAATGGTGATGATGATTTATCAGCAGATAAATTAAAAAACGCTGCTGCTACTAAAAAATTGGCTATATTTGACGCTTTTGAGATTCTAAACAGAATACATGACGAAGAAAAGATGTTAAATGATGACAGTAAGGAAGTAGAAGTAAAAGTGTTTAAAGGTTTTGCAGAAGGGAGATCTAAGTAATGTACGAACAAACACTTTATAAGATAGTACCAGATTACATAAAATCTAGTGTTATCAAGCAAAACAATAGACTAAAGAAATGGACATATGGGTATAATAAAGACCATGATGTGGTTGTTATTAGTAAAACTGGAAAGATTGGTGAAATACTTGAAATCCAAAATGTAAAAATAGCTTTACCACTAGTAGAAAATGCTTATTCTAGATCTGATAAGAAAGAAGAGCAATACTGGGAGCAAATGGAGTACCCAAAAGAAATAAGTAAAATAAAAAGTACTTTTGACTGGAATAAACAACCAGATTCTTTTAAAGATAGATGGTACGATTATATTGACAATGAGTTTAAATATAGAGAAGAAGGTTTGTTTTTTTATAATAATGGTAAACCTACTTATATAACAGGAACTCATTACATGTATCTTCAATGGAGCAAGATTGACGTTGGAGCACCAGATTTTAGAGAATCAAACAGATTATTCTTTATATTTTGGGAAGCATGTAAAGCGGATTCAAGATGTTACGGAATGTGTTATTTAAAAAATAGACGTTCCGGTTTTTCATTTATGTCATCTGCTGAATTAGTAAACCTAGCAACGATATCAAGCGATTCTAGATTTGGTATATTATCAAAATCAGGAGCTGATGCTAAAAAAATGTTTACAGATAAGGTTGTTCCAATCTCGATAAATTACCCTTTCTTTTTCAAACCTATCCAAGACGGTATGGATAGACCTAAAACAGAGTTAGCTTATAGAGTTCCAGCTTCTAAATTAACTAGAAGAAAACTAGATACTAACGAAACCATTGAACAGATGGAAGGTCTTGATACTACGATTGACTGGAAAAACACAGGTGATAATAGTTATGATGGTGAAAAATTAAAACTATTAGTACATGATGAAAGTGGTAAATGGGAAAAACCAGATAACATATTAAATAACTGGCGTGTTACAAAAACAACTCTAAGGTTAGGTAGTAGAGTTATTGGTAAATGTATGATGGGATCAACTTCTAACGCTTTAGATAAAGGAGGAGATAACTTTAAAAAACTTTACTATGACTCAGACATCACAAAGAGAAACCGCAATGGACAGACTAGCTCAGGATTATATAGTTTGTTCATACCTATGGAATGGTCGTACGAAGGATTCATTGATACTTATGGTTTACCTGTATTCGACACTCCGGAAAAACCTGTAAAAGGTGTTGATGGAAACTGGATTGAATATGGAGTTATAGAACATTGGCAGAATGAGGTTGATGGTTTAAAAAACGATCAAGATGGTTTAAATGAATACTATCGTCAATTCCCAAGAACAGAACAACATGCTTTTAGAGACGAAGCAAAACAATCCCTATTTAATCTTACTAAAATATACGAACAAATAGATTATAACGAAGATTTAAGAAATACTAGTGTTATAACTAGAGGTAGTTTTCAGTGGGAGAATGGTATAAAAGACACTAAGGTTATATTCTATCCAAACAAGGATGGTAGATTTTTAGTTACTTGGATTCCACCAGTTCACCTTCAAAATAATATTATAATCAAAAACGGCATTAAATGTCCTGGAAATGAACATTTAGGTGCTTTTGGATGTGACCCTTATGATATATCAGGAACAGTTGATGGTAAAGGATCTAATGGATCTTTGAGTGGTTTAACTAAGTATTCTATGGAAGATATACCAGTTAATATGTTTTTTTTAGAATATATAGCTAGACCTCAAACTGCAGAAATATTTTTTGAAGAAGTTTTAATGGCATGTATTTTTTACGGTATGCCAATATTAGCAGAGAACAATAAACCAAGACTATTGTTTCATTTCAAGAGAAGAGGTTATAGAGGTTTTTCTATGAATCGTCCAGATAAACACTGGGCTCAATTATCAATTACAGAAAAAGATATTGGTGGAATACCAAACTCAAGTGAAGATATAAAACAAGCGCACGCCGCTGCAATAGAGTCTTATATTGAAGAAAACATTGGAATAACTGAATACGGTTATGGTAATATGTATTTCAATAGAACACTTAATGATTGGGCTAGATTTAACATAAACGATAGAACAAAGTACGATGCTTCTATTAGTTCTGGTTTAGCTATAATGGCTTGCAATAAATATAGGTATGTTCCTTCAGCACCAATAATTAGACAGGTTTATAATTTAGGAATTAAAAAATACGATAATACAGGTTCTTTATCAAAAATAAATAAATAGATGAATATATACACAAATACAAACAGTGCATTCCCAAGTCAGGTGGTACCAGACGCGGTTAAAGCTTCTGAAGAGTATGGTTTACAGGTTTCTCGCGCTATAGAACAAGAGTGGTTTGAACAAGGTAGAACTACTCAAAATAGATATTTAACTAGTTGGAATCAATATCATCAGTTAAGATTGTATGCTAGAGGAGAACAGTCTGTACAAAAATACAAAGATGAGTTAGCTACTAATGGTGATTTATCTTATCTTAATTTAGATTGGAAACCTGTACCTGTAATATCTAAGTTTGTAGACATTGTTGTAAATGGCATGTCTCAAAAAACATATGATATAAAAGCATACGCTCAAGATCCTGAATCAGTAAAAAGTAGAACTGAATACGCTAAGTCTATATTAAGAGATATGTATTCACAAGATCTTTTAAATAAAGCAAAATCATTAACAGGACTTGACTTTTCTTCTTCTCCACTTACAGCAGATCAATTACCACAAAACAAAGAGGAATTAGATTTACACATGCAACTTTCTTACAAACAATCTATAGAGATTGCTGAAGAAGAAGCGATAAACAACGTATTGGATGGTAATAAATGGGATTTAGTTAGAAGAAGATTAAACTATGATTTAACCGTGTTAGGAATAGCTTGTGTTAAAACAGAGTTTAACTTAAGTGAAGGAATAAGAACTAAATATGTAGATCCTGCTTACTTAGTATATTCATATACTGAAGATCCCAATTTTGAAGACGTATATTATGTTGGAGAAGTTAGAGCAGTAACTATTCCTGAATTAAAAATGCAATTCCCTCATATATCAGAGGAAGAACTATATAAGATACAACAAATGCCAGGTAATAGACAATATATAACTGGTTGGGGTAATTATGATGAAAATACAGTTCAGATATTATATTTTGAATATAAGACATACATGAACCAAGTATTTAAAATAAAATATGGAGAAAACGGACTTGAAAAAGTAATTGAAAAAACAGACGAATTCAATCCTCCTCCAAGTGATAATTTTGATAGAGTATCAAGAACTATAGAGGTTTTATATACAGGCGCTAAAGTACTTGGAACTAACACTATGTTAGAATGGAAATTATCTGAAAACATGACTAGACCTTATGCAGATACTACTAAAGTTCAAATGAACTATGTAATATGTGCACCTAGAATGTACAAAGGAAGAATAGACTCAATAGTTAATAGAATCACTGGTTTTGCGGATATGATTCAATTAACACATTTAAAACTTCAACAGGTTATGTCTAGAATAGTACCTGATGGAGTATTCGTTGATGTTGATGGTTTAGCAGAAGTTGATCTTGGTAACGGTACTAATTATAATCCAGCAGAAGCACTAAACATGTATTTCCAAACTGGTAGTATAGTTGGTAGATCAATGTCACAAGACGGTGGTTTAAACCAAGGAAAAGTACCTATTCAAGAATTAAATAGTTCTTCTGGTCAGGCAAAAATACAAGCTCTTATAGAAACTTATCAATACTATTTACAGTTAATAAGAGATGTTACTGGATTAAACGAAGCAAGAGATGGTAGTAGTCCTGAAAGAGATACATTAGTAGGATTGCAAAAGATGGCCGCTAACGCATCAAATACTGCTACTAGACATATATTACAAGCAAGTAGTTTTCTAACTCTTAAAACATGCGAAAACATATCTCTTAGAATTGCAGATTGTTTAGATTATCCATTAACAGCAAAAGTTCTTGAAGAAAGTATAACAACTTACAATACCGCTACTTTAAGAGAGTTAAAAACATTAAATCTTTATAACTTTGGTATATATTTAGAATTAGAACCAGACGAAGAAGAAAAAGCAATGTTAGAACAAAATATACAAGTTTGTTTACAAAGTGGGTCAATAGATCTAGATGATGCGATTGATATTAGACAGGTTAAAAATTTAAAACTTGCTAATCAATTACTTAAATTAAGAAAAGCGAAAAGACAAAAAGCTGCTCAAGAAGCTCAAATGGCAAATATTCAAGCTCAAGCTCAAGCAAATCAACAAACTGCTGAGAAAGCTGCTTTATTTGAAGTTCAAAAACAACAAGCTTTAACGCAAGAAACTATAAATATAGAAACTGCAAAATCTCAACTTCAATCACAGAGATTACAAATTGAAGCTCAATTAAAACAACAAATAATGCAACAACAATTTGAGTATGATATGCAATTAACGCAATTAAAAGCTCAAACTCAATCACAAAATTTGAAAGAAGCAGAGGATAGAAAAGACGAAAGAACAAGAATACAAGCGTCTCAACAATCTGAAATAGTAAATCAAAGAAAAAATAATGCATTACCTTTAAATTTTGAATCTAGTGAGTTTACTGGATTAGAAGGTATGGGTATGTAAATAAAAAATAACTATTAAATTATATTATATCATGGAACAAGCAATTAAACAAGAAGGTGAATTTAAAATGTCTAAACCTAAAAAACCTAGAAATCTAAATAAAGTAAATGATGTGGTTAAGGTAGAGATATTAGATGAACCAAAAGTACAAGAACAAGAAATTCAAAAAGTAATAATCCCAAACACACCAGAAGATGCCGTTCAAGAGTCAAGCACAGAGGAAAGCGTGTTACGCGCAGAACAACCCCAAGTGGAACTGCAAGAAATGGGAGAAGGAGACCAAGGGTCCTTTGAAAATGTTATTCAAGAAATTACAGAAGACGAAATAAAACAACAGTCTGAAAATATTGAAAAACAAGTAGAAGAACATATAAACGCTGGAAAACCTCTACCACAAAATATTGAGAAATTAGTTACTTTTATGGAGGAAACTGGCGGTACAATAGAAGATTATATCAGATTAAATACTGATTATTCTAATGTAGATGAAAATACTTTATTAAGAGAATATTATAAAAATACTAAACCACACTTGGATGTAAGTGAAATTGATTTTTTATTAGAAGACAATTTTTCTTACGACGAGGATTTAGATGAAGAGCGAGATATTAGAAAAAAGAAACTCGCTTTTAAAGAAGAAGTTGTAAAAGCCAAAAAGTACTTGGAAAAAGTTAAAGAACAATACTACGACGAAATCAAGTTGAATTCAAATGTAGATAAACAATACCAAGAAGCTTATGACTTTTTCAACAGATACAAGAAGAACGAAGAGCAAACAAAAGTGCAACACGAGCGATTTAAAACGCAAACTAAAAACTTGTTTAACAAAGATTTCAAAGGTTTTGAATACAATATTGGAGATAAGAGATTTAGATACGGCGTTCAAAATCCAGATCAAGTTGCTGAAAAACAATCTGACATCAGTAATTTTGTTGGGAAGTTCCTAGACAAAGATGGAAATGTTACTGATCAAGTGAGTTACCATAAAGCTCTTTACTCCGCTATGAATGCCGATAAAATTGCACAACATTTTTACGAACAAGGTAAAGCAGATGCAGTTAAAGAGGTTATTAACAACTCTAAAAACCCAACATTAGGTCAACCAAGACAAGCTCCTGGAGAAGTTTTTGTTAATGGTTTTAAAGTTAAATCAATAAGTGGATTTGATTCTTCTAAACTAAGAATTCAAACAAAAAAATTTAACAATTAAAAATTACAATTATGGCAAATGTATTTCCAGAATTTGGAACTATTAAACCGTCTCAAAAGCAACAAGCTTTAGACACAAACTATTTAAACTTTACCAACGGAAGTGGTAATGATTTCGCGCAACAATATTTACCAGAGATCTACGAAGCAGAAGTAGAGCGTTACGGAAACAGAACTTTATCTGGTTTCTTACGTATGGTAGGTGCTGAAATGCCTATGTCTTCTGACCAAATCGTATGGTCTGAACAAAACCGTTTACACATTGCTTACACTAACGTATCTGTAACAGCTGCTAATACTTTATCTTTTGCTACTGGTGGTACTGGTGTTAACTTCGTTAATAACGTTATTTCTGTTGGACAAACTTTAGTAGTTATGAGTCCTACTACAGGAAAAGAACTTAAAGTATATGTTACCGCTTCTACTGCTAACGCTACTACAGGAACTGGTGGCTCTACAAACCCTGCTGTTCTTACAGTTCAACCTTATACTCAATCAGACTTAACAACAGGTACAGTACAATTCCCTATTACAGCTGTAGGTTCTGGAGATATTAAAATCTTTGTTTATGGTTCTGAGTTTAAAAAAGGTACTACAGATGATACATTAAACTCTGTAACTCCATCATTTACTCAATATAGTAACTCTCCTGTTATTATCAAAGAAAGATACCAAATTTCTGGATCTGATACAGCTCAAATTGGTTGGGTTGAAGTTGCTACTGAAAATGGTGCTAGTGGATACCTATGGTATTTAAAAGCAGAATCTGAAACTCGTTTACGTTTTGAAGATTACTTAGAGATGGTGTCTATTGAAGGTGAAATAGCTACTAACGCAACATTAACAGCTGCTAAAATTAAAGGTACTCAAGGTCTTTTCTCTGCTATCAAAGAAAGAGGAAATGTAGTTAACAACTTTACTGCTGCATCTGGTTTATCTGACTTTGATTCAATCTTGAAAAACTTAGATACTCAAGGAGCTATTGAAGAAAACATGTTCTTCTTGAACAGAGCTACTTCATTAGATTTCGATGATATGTTAGCTTCTTTATCTGCTGGTGCTGCTGGTGGTGTTGCTTACGGATTATTTGAAAACTCTGAGCAAATGGCATTAAACTTAGGTTTCTCTGGTTTCAGAAGAGGTTCTTACGATTTCTACAAAACTGACTGGAAATACTTAAACGATGCTTCTACTCGTGGTGGTATGAATGTATCTAGTATTGATGGAGTTCTTATTCCAGCTGGTACTACTACAGTTTACGATCAACAATTAGGAACTAACATCCGTCGTCCATTCTTACACGTTCGTTATAGAGCTAACCAAGCTGATGACAGACGTATGAAAAACTGGATCACTGGATCTGTTGGAGGAGCTTACACATCTGATTTAGATGCAATGCAAGTTCACTTCTTATCAGAAAGATGTTTAGTGACTCAAGCTGCTAACAACTTCGTATTGTTCACAGCTACAGCATAACAAACCTGGTAGTATTACCCCTGCGGTTTTGGTAGGGGTAATTATTACCTTTTTTAAAAATTATTAAATTATATTATATTATGGCAATTCAAAAACAAAATACAAAAGCAAAAGAATTAGAAACAACAGTAGATCAAATTGATATGGTTAATGAAATAGAAGTCAATGAACCTACTGAAGTAATAAATAAAAAAATTAACGTATCAAAACCAGTAAAACCTACTTGGGAAATAAAAGACAGAACATATATTATAGCTGATGGTACATCTCCTATAACATATACTCTTCAAAGTAGACATTCTCTTAGATACCCATTATTATGGTTTAACAAAGAAACAGGAGAACAAGAGGAGTTAAGATACGCAACAAATCAAAATTCACCTTTAGTTAGTCAACAAAAAGGACAATCAACTTTAGGTCACATTATATTTGAAGATGGAATATTAAACGTTCCAAAAGAAAAACAAAATCTACAAAAACTATTATCATTATATCATCCAGGTTTAAATAAAAAATATATTGAATTTGATCCTATGGTTGAAGCAGAAGATGAGTTAGATCAAATGGAATTAGAAGTAGAAGCAATGAATGCTGCTTTTTCTATGGACATTGATGAAGCTGAAGCGATAGTTAGAGTAGAAGTTGGTTCTAGAGTTAATAATATGAGTTCTAAGGAAATAAAAAGAGATTTATTATTATTAGCTAAAAGAAATCCTTCTTTATTCTTAGAATTAGCAAATGATGAAAATGTTCAATTAAGAAACATTGCTATCATAGCTACTGAAAGAAATATCATAAAATTATCACATGACCAAAGAACTTTCATGTGGGGTGAAAATGATAGAAAATTAATGACAGTGCCATTTGATGAGAATCCATATTCAGCTATGGCGGCGTTCTTCAAGACAGATGAAGGTATGTTAATCTTCAAGTCTATAGAGAAAAAACTTAAATAACATGTAATACTAATAAGTAGGCGGTTATTGTATTTAAAACTGCAATAACTGCCTAATTATTATAATAAAAATAACATATGGCAGTAAATGTAAATACAGTTTATAGAACTGTTTTATTAATTCTTAATAAAGAACAAAGAGGTTATTTAACACCTGATGAATTTAATAAAACGGCGACTCAAGTTCAACTTGAAATCTTTAATGAATACTTTGAAGATCTAAATCAACATTTGCGTGTTCAAGGTAACGACACAGAATATGCTGACCGTGTTAAAAATTTAGAAGAAAAAATAGCTATATTTCAAGAAGAAGCACCATGTACTTATGGTTCTGGATATTTTCAATTAAATATACCTAGTTCATCACCTCAACCCGAACTTTATAAGTTAGGAACTGTTGTATATAAAGACGAAAAAGAAGTACAATACGTTCAACCAAATGAACTACTTGAGTTAAACTTATCACCTATAACAAAACCCTCGTTATATTGGCCAGTGTATACATATAAAAACTTTAAAATAAATGTATATCCTTCAACCATTGTTAGTGATATAAAATGTACTTATATTAGAAAACCATACGATCCAGTATGGAATTTTACGTCATCTGCACCAAACTATACCTATGTATACAATCCTTCTGGATCTGTAAATTTTGATCTACATCCTACAGAACAAACTAATATAATAATTAGAATATTATTGTATTCTGGTGTTATCATAAAAGATCCTCAAATAGTACAAGCGGCTGCTCAGCAAATACAAAGTGAAAACATTAATTCAAAAAGCTAATAAACTATGCCAACACCAAATAACGGTTTAATAACCGAAACAAATAGACAGTATTACGAAGGAGCACAAGGTTTTATATCTCAAGCTGGACAAACTCAATTCTTAACAACTTTCAATACTGATTTAGTTTTTGGTAGTTATAATCCATCAAACGACAACTACGCTTTAAATAATTTTAAAATATACACTAGTACAACTGGACTTCCGGGTACTTTTTCAGAAGTTGTTTCTTCTTATACAGTTGTAAACAACTTAATAACATTTCCATCTGCTTTACCTACTGGTACTTATGTAGTTGTACAATTAAAAACTCTAGACGGAGGTAATTATGGTACTACTTTTTCGGAAAAAGCTTATGGAGATACAGTAGAAGATAATTATGGTTCTTATGCTTATATATCCTTAAACGATATAGTTAATAACTTTATGGTTGGATACGTTGGAAATGGAAAACTTATAAACTCAGTTAAAAGAACTGATGTTATATTCCACGCTAAAAGAAGTATGCAAGAGTTTAGTTATGATACTTTAAAAAGTATTAAATCAGTAGAACTTAATATTCCTCACAGTCTAAGTATTGTTTTACCACAAGATTATGTTAATTATGTACGTATGTCTTGGATAGATCATCATGGTGTAAAACATATAATATATCCAACAAACAATTTAACAATAAATCCTTACGATAATCCTATACAAGATAATGATGGTATTCCAATTCAAGATAATTTTGGTTCTAATATTGAAGGTGATTCATTAACAGAACTAAGATGGAAAAAGAACAATGATGAAGTTTGGATGTATAGTTATGATCAGTTCGATGGTGATTGGTATAATGGAGATATGTGGGTTCAAAACGCTTGGTATGGTAGAAGATATGGTTTAGATCCGCAGTATTCTAACATGAATGGTTATTTTACTATGAATGATAGAGAGAATAAAATATCTTTTAGTAGTAATTTAATAGGTAGATTAATTGTTTTAGAGTATATATCAGATGGATTAGCTTATGATTTAGACTCTAGAGTACCTAAGATGGCAGAAGAAGCAATGTATGCTTATATACTACATGCTATAATATCTACCCGCGCTAATCAACCAGAGTATCTTGTTGCTAGATTAAAACAAGAAAAAAACGCTAAACTAAGAAATACAAAAATAAGATTATCTAATATTAAATTAGAAGAAATTACTCAAGTATTAAGAGGAAAATCTAAATGGATTAAACACTAAATAAAATGGCTGAAGTAAAAAATAGTTTCTTACAATCTAAAATGAATAAAGATCTAGACGATAGACTTATTCCAAACGGACAGTATAGAGACGCTTTAAATATATCTGTTGGTAAAGCAGAAGATAAAGATGTTGGAGCTTTAGAAGGTTCTCTTGGTAATGAATTTATGGTTGATACAACTAATTCAAATTTAGTTTGTATTGGTAAAGTTGCTGATAATCAAAACAATAGAGTTTTTCAATGGTGGACAGATTATACTGCACCTGAAAATGACTTATATGCTCCACCAAGTTTGAGCGCTACAGTTGATATGAGAATAACAATGTATGTACCTAATAGTTCTTCTGGTACATTAACAACTTTAGTTTCTGGTAGTTTTTTAAATTTAGCAACAAACCAACCTTTTAGAATTATAGGCGCTAATGTTTTAGAGAATCTATTATTTTGGACAGATAATAGAAATCAACCTAGAAAAATAAATATAGAAACAGCCATTAACAATAATGGTTATTACACAGAAGAATCACAAATATCAGTAGCGAAATATTCTCCTGTAACACCAATGAGTGTTTATTCTGTTATACCTGTAACAACGACATCGGTAGGCGTAATACCAACTAGTCCTACAGGAAATCCACAATCAATGTCCTTTAATTTATCTAGCACAGATGCTGCTAAATTAAGTTTGGGTATGCAATTATTATACCCATCTGTTACTCCAACAAATAATTTAGATGTAATAGACTATGCGGTTATAACTAGGATTTCTGGTACTACTATAACAATATCAATACCTCAAAGATCGCCAGCAGTTAGTATACCATCTGGTAGTAGTTTGACGTTTTATGGTACAACAATGTCCAACCAAGCAGATAATCCAAACTGGTCTGGAGATCCTAATTTCTTAAAAGATAAATTCGTAAGGTTTAGTTATAGATATAAATTTGATGATGGTGAGTATTCTCTAATGGCACCATTTACACAGGTTATGTTTATACCAAATCAAAATGGTTATTTCTTAAATGGAGACGAACAAGATGCTTATAGAAGTACTGTTGTTACTTGGTTTGAAAATTATATAAATAATATAGTTTTACATATACAATTACCTGACACAGGAAACAATATCACTAACTCATATAAAATCGCTAGTTTAGATATATTATATAAAGAATCTGATTCAAATGCAACTCAAGTAATAGAAACAGTATCTTTGAATCAAATATCTTTAATCGCTGGTAATACTTCAGATTATTATTATACTTATAAATCTCAAAAACCATATAAAACTTTACCAGAAGCTCAAACAGTTAGAGTTTATGATAAAGTACCAATTAGAGCTAGAGCTCAAGAGGTATCTGGAAATAGAGTTATATATGGTAATTATATAAATCAAAGTACTCCTCCTGCTAATTTAGATTATAATTTAGCGGTAATAAAAAAACAACCACCATATAGTTCTTGGGTAGAATACCCAAACCATACACTTAAACAAAATAGAAATTACCAAGCAGGTTTTATATTAGCAGATAAATTTGGAAGACAATCTTCCGTTATATTATCGTCTAATGATTTAACTGTTTCTTCTGGTGGTACTACTTTTGTTGGTTCAACTATATACTCTCCTTATTTTGCTGATGCTGACGATTTAGTTGTAAAAGATTGGAGAGGTAATACATTGGCTTTAATACTTAATTCACCTATAGTCTCAAATATAAATGAAGGAGCTGGTACTCCAGGTTTGTATGCTATAGTTGATGGTGTGCAAGGGAATACAAATGGTTTTCAAGTATCTGGTACTTCAACGGTTATAGGAAATACTCTTTCTTGTAACTTAGTTGCTTCACCAGCTCAAAGAAATTATCCACAACCTGGAAATTATTTAAGAGGAAAATATAAAGACTATGTAGAAATAATCAGCGTTGCTACTTTTGGTTTTCCAACTGTAACTGGCATATTTGTTACTACTAATGGAGATATAAGTGAAAGTTATAACTTAACAGGATCTAGTCCTGATATAAAATATTCTTATAAGATCAATCCATTAGGTTGGTATTCATATAAAATAGTAGTTAGACAACAACAACAAGACTATTATAATGTATATTTACCAGGTTTGTTAAATGGTTATCCAATGTATCAAACTACAACAAGTCCAGGTACTTGGCCAACCGCAGCGGCAAATCCAACTATATTCCCAAGTGACGAAGAAAATAAAACAGCACACACTGTTTTAATAAACGATAATATAAATAAAATACCTAGAGATTTAACAGAAGTTGGTCCAGATCAAAAACAATATAGAAGTAGCGTTCAACTATTCGGTAGAGTAGAAAATGCTTTAGATTCAACTATAACGTTTAATAGACAATATTTTCCAGCAAGAAAACCAGATGTAGTTTCTACTATATCTTCAGCAAATGACTTAAATTTCTTGCCTACAAATGATCCTAATAATCTATATGGAACTGCTTCTAATAACTTATATCAATTAAGTACTACACCTATAATCGCTAGAATATCTACGGTTAATGAGATAGGTGTTATAGGAAGTACAACAACTGCAGGCACCCCAGATACTGATTATACGATGAATCCTTTCTTGAGTGTTTATGAAACATCTCCAGTTACTTCATCTCTTGAATTATTTTGGGAAACATCGACCGCAGGTCTTATATCAGATTTAAACGAGGCAGTATTAAAGGTTTATAATTCAGCTGTTGATTTTAATTCTTTTGTATATACACATAATGAATTTCAAGATCCTAATGGCGTTGGTACAACACCTGGAGCAATGAATTCTAGATTTATAACAAATAACTTTCAACCAGTTAATGCTTCAGGAGCATTGATGACTACAGTTAACAGTATAACAATGACCGTTAAAGATTTAACAGGCACTGATAGAACTAGCAATTTTGAGTTAGTTAATCAAACGACTTATACTTACGCTATTAGAATAAAAAATGCCTTTAATTTCTTAACTGACGCTGGAAGTAGAGAAAGTTATATATTTACATTTAGATTATTCGACGTAACTAATGGTAATAGTATTATAACTAAAACAGGTAGTTTAAGTAATTCAACTCCTGTTATAAGTGATCCAACTCTTCCTGTACCTGTACCTCCATTATATGATGTTATTTTAGCAAATCCACCTGTATTGGGTTCGGTATATCAATGCGTTGGTACTAATGGTGCTCCTGCTATAACGGGTAATCCTAGTTTTAATCAACAACAATTAAGATGGACTTTATTGAATACTTCTACTCCTAGTGATTATGCTACATACTTTAGTATAAATGAAAATACGGGTATAATTAGTTTGTTGGATGTAACAATACCAAATAACGTCGCTTATACATTAGATATTAGACTAACAGATACTTATAATTACGGTACAAACTCTCCTGGTGCAGGTTCTTTATATGCTGATACTCAGTTAACAGTTATAAGAGCTATTGGTGAAAATAGTTGCGAAGAGTGGGATTCATTAGTGAGTGATGGAATACATCCTAATATATTCCGTAGAAATACTATATCTGGTTCTTTTAATTTCTGGAGAGAGTTTTTCCCAGGAGAAACAATAGACGTAGCAAACACGTCTGTAAGAGTTGTTGATTATGAGTCTTTAAGTGATGTTTATGCTGCGCCTTATTTAAGTACAACTACTATGGGTGAATCTCCTTATTTTTATCAAGGATGGTTAAGTTGGGCATCAGCAGAAAATTTTCAAGGAGACTTTAATATACAAAATAATCAAGGCACTGATGATGCTTCACCTGCCCAAAATCTACATGTAGTTGGAACTATAAGAGTATTACCTTCTGGAAGATCTATAAGCGTAGATTTTATTAGTGAAAATACAACCTACGACTTACCAAATAGAACATCAAGTGCTAGTACTTGTAACGTTGGATCGCCTAAATATCTGTCTCCACTATTAACAGGTTGGAAGTTAGAAAATACAGGCGCAACACCAATAATATGGAACGCTTTAGCAGATTCGGGAAGTGGTTATTCTGTAATTGGAGGTACTTTAAATCCTGGTGTAACCGTTGGTAGTGCGGCTTTTAGTGGTACATATCCATGTGTACATGTTGACTCTTTAAGTTATTCAGATGGTGGAACCGCTACATTTGCTGCGTGTTAAGTAATAATATAAAAAAACAAGTGATAAATAAATATGGCAGCAACTATAGAAATAAAATATTATAATTCATTTTGGTTAAAAAAAATAGACAGTATAACGAAAGTTGGTCCTACTGTTGCCGCTGGAATAACAACTTCAGGAACTGGTTCAATTGGTGATAACTATTTAAAAGTTACTTTAGCATCTGCGCCAGATCCTACTTTGTATGGTCCAGGTCAACGTATAAGTTGGACTTTGACTGGAGTTAATTATGAAAACATAGTTACATATGTTACATCAGATGCCACTTATACGTATTTTACACTATATAATAATCTAACTGTTAGTGTACCATCAGGAACAACTATATATTTAGGTGAAATAATTGATTATGATTTTTTACCAAGTCAATACATAACAGCTACTGGAGGTTCGTCACAAGATTGGTACATAGAAGAATCAAGAATAAGAGGAGGTTATAATAATACAAGTGTTGATTTAGGTGTAAAAGCTTATGTTGTAGAAGAAAATAATCAAAGAGAAAATTTAATAAATAGATTAATATATTCTGGTGTATTTAATTCTAGAACTGGCATTAACAATACTAATCAATTCTCTGTAGCAGAAGATATAACAAGAACATTAGATCCGGCAAATGGTTCTATACAAAGACTATATGCTGAAGATACGAATTTAACTGTATTTCAAGAATTAAAAGTAAGTAGAGCTTTAATAGATAAAAGTGCTGTTTACTCTGCTGATGGTATGCCTATGACAACTTCTGGTTTAGAGGTAATAGGACAAGTTCAAACCTACGCTGGTAATTATGGTATAGGAAAACATCCTGAAAGTTTTGCAGTATATGGTTATAGAAAATATTTTGTAGACACTTATCAAAACGTTGTTTTAAGATTATCTCAGGATGGTATAACTGAAATATCTGATTATGGAATGTTTGATTATTTTAGAGATAAACTTTCAGATATTAATTTACAGAATGGTTATGTTTATGGAATATGGGATATACATAACAAACAATATGTAGTTTGTATACAACCTACTAAAACAGTTTCTAATATATTAGTCATAGATGAAGATAATAGTGCAACAGTAAGTTTTGATGAAGATAGTTCTGGATGGACAAGTTTTCATAGTTTTATACCAAATGACGGTGTTAGTTTAAGAAACTGTTTATATACATTTAAAAACGGTTCTATATGGAAACACTATTCAACTTCAGTAAACAAATCTAATTTTTATGGAGTTCAATATCCATCAAAAGTTTCTATTGTTTTTAACCCTAATGTTTCAGAATCTAAATCTTTCTTAACTATTAATTACGAAGGAACACAGAATTGGTTTTTACCTGATTTCTCTACAGAAACAGACATATCAGTTCCTGTTAGACAATATATTTCTGCTTCAACTTTATCTGGATTAGAAGATCAATTGTTTGAAAATAGATTTAAAAAGAAAGAAAATAAATATTTTGCAAATATATTAAACACTTCTTTACCTGGTGAAAACGAAATAATATGGGGTCAACCATATATCTCTGGTGTAAAAGGATTTTTTGCAAACGCAACATTTCAATGTGATCATAATAACAATGATAAATCAGAATTATACGCAGTTTCTGCTGAATATATTGAATCATCATACTAAATTAAATTAAATGGAATTAAAAGTAAGAGAATTAAAAGAATCAGATTGGGATACATTAGTGAATTGGTGGTTATCATGGGAAGAATGGAAAATACATCCTACAAAAGAAATGTTGCCAATGAATGGAATTGGTGGTTTAATAGTTGAGTGTGATAACGCGCCTATTGTAGCTGGTTTTCTATATCTAACAAATTCTAAAGTAGCTTGGATGGAGTGGATAATATCTGATAAAAACTATAGAGAAAAAAATAAAAAAGAAGCTGTAGCACTATTAATAAGTTCTTTAGAACAAGTAGCTAAAAACACTGGAGCAGGAGTTATACTTAGTGTTACTCAAAATAAAAGTCTACTTAATATACATGAAGAATTAGGTTTTACAGTTGACAAAAATCCTTCACACGAAATTTCAAAAAAAATATAAATTATGGCAGTAGTATCAACTATAGCAGCAGTTGGCGTTGGAGTGTCAGTTGCTGGATCTGCAATAGCAGCTAATCAAGCAAAACAAGCGGCACAAGGTTTTGCTAATGAAGCAGAATGGAAACAATGGCAAATAGATGATTTAGAAGCTAATAGACAAGCTATACCAAATCCTTATGCAAACATGCGTGATCTTAGTGATACCGCTAAAGATTTATCTGGTGGAATGACTAATCCTTATGCTAGTTTAGGTGTATCAACACAAGCTGCTAAAATGCAGGCTGAAGAGTCAGATAAAGCATTGGCGAACACTTTAGACACGTTAAGAGCTACAGGCGCAAGTGCCGGTGGTGCAACTGCTTTAGCGCAAGCCGCTTTAGATAGTAAGAAAGGTGTTGCTGCTAGCATTGAAAAACAAGAAGCTGATAACGAAAAATTAAGAGCTCAAGGACAAGCAGAACTTCAAAGTGCTAAAATAGAAGAACAAAGAAGAATACAAAATGCTAAATATCAAGAGGGAGTAAGATTGCAGACAGCTGAAGCAGAAGGTATTAAATTCAAGTATGGAGAACAAGAGTCTAGAGATATTGCAAAATTAAACAGATTAGCAGGACAACAAGCTCAATTTCAAGCAAATGCTGCTAGTGCTAAAAATGCGCAAAGTAATGCTATTGGCGCTGGTATTGGAGCTGTAGGTAGTATTGCTGGTGGTGCGATTGGAGCTTTATCCGATAGAAGATTAAAGAAAAATATAAACAAAATAGGTATTTCTGAAAAAGGAATAAATATTTATTCTTTTGAATATATAGATGAGAGATTTGGTAAAGGACTTTGGCAAGGAGTTATGTCAGATGAAATTCCTGATGAAGCTGTTATAAGACATGAAGATGGTTTTGATTTAGTAGATTACTCTTTAATCGATGTTGAATTTAAACAATTATAAGACATGGGATATTATGAAAATCCTCCTATAATAAGAAGTGGTAATGATAATACCGCTGCATATATATCACAAGCTGCTAACACTGTTTCACAAGCGTTAATTGGTTTAGGAGAAAGAAGAAGAGCTGAAGAAAAACAACAAGAATTAACTTTACAAAAACTAAGAGAAAGAAAGAACAAGTTAGATCTTTATTATAATGATAAATTATCTACTTGGCAATCTAAGCAAACTGAAGTTAATGGTGAAGCGGATAAGCAAATACAAAGTATCATACAAGGTGATATAGTTACTGCCGCAGACAATAGATTACTTTTAGAAAACGAAAGTGATCCTGGTAAAAGAGCAGAATATTTAAAGTCAATAAGAAATGCAGATTTATTATTAGAGACTTCTGGTGTATTTGCTAAAAATTTAGCTGGTCAAGTAGCTACTTATAGACTTAAAACACCTTCTAATAAACTAGGAGAAATAGGTGGAAATGTGGTTAACGGAGGAACTCCTGAAGAAATACTAAACAATACAGCTGCTTTAGAAGTATTAGGTGGTAATTCTGCATTTGTGAAAGATTCTAGAATAGATGTAAAGAAAAACGCAAATGGAGATGGACTATTATTAACAGTTTCTGGACATCATAATGAAACTGGAAAAGAATTTAGTGTTGTAATAGATTCTAAAGAGTTTAATAAATCAGATGAGGAATCAAACAATGGTTTATTGATACCAGTAGAGAATAATGATGCGTTTATAAACGATGCTAAGAAAACATATTTTGACGAAAAAGGAGGTAATGTTCTACCTGGATTTTTACAACAAACATATGAAACTTTTGACTTAGATAGTAGAGGTAGTTCTGATGGTAAAACTAAAGATATATATCAAATACGTGAAGGTCAGAGAATACAAATAGATGCAATAAGAAAAGGTATACAAGAAAAAGCAGAGATTAGTGCTAAAGGTTTATTATCTACATATGCTACAAAACCTGCTAAAATGAGAGCTTTTTTCGATTACACTTTGAAACAAGGTCTTGGTCAATATGATAAAACTTTTGCTAATAAAAGTGACGAAGAAAAATTACAAATACTAAAAACCTTGATGACTGATGACGCAATGAATTCTGTCACTAAAAATCTAGAAAGAACAACTACTAAGAATGGAACTATCTATTGGAATCCTAGTCCTAATATTAGTATGAAAGAAAAACCTAGTGATTCTAGTTCTACTAACAGTGATCAAGATAAACAAGATGAAACGCCTTATCAATCAGAGTATTATGATAATATAATAAAAGGATCTGGCGCTAATAAAAATAAAAATTATACTCCTGGACAAGTAGATTTTAGAGATAGAAGAGAATTAGTTACACAAATTAATAATTTAGCTGGAGAATCTGATAAATACATTACAAAGGAAGATCTATATAAAAAATATTTAGAACTACCTTATGTAAAAGGAAAATACAATACAGGTTTGACTATTGCAGAAGCTTATAAAAAAGGTGAATTAACAACAAATCCTGATAAGTTATTCTCAAAAGCGTTTGGTAATAGTAAAATATACATGAAAAAAGGCGAAGGAGCTTATAAACCAGTTACTGGATATAATTTTAACAAAGCCTATGACAGAGTTAGATTTGCTTTAGACCAAACAGCTGGAGAAGGAGAGAAAAAGAAGTTGCAAGGTAAACTAACAGAAGCTAGATTAGAAGATCTAAGAGTTTGGACAGAAAAAAATCCTAGAGCAAACGGAGAATCATTAGAACAATATAAAGCAAGATACCAAAGATCAAATTAAATAATAACACATGGAAGAAGTATATTCATTACCGGATGGATCACAAGTAGATTTGTCTAATTATTCAGATTTTGAAAGAATTAACTTTTTAATGGAGAATCCAAATGCAAAAAAGTTAAAAGGCGTTGCGAAGAGTGCGGGCGTGATGCCGAAAAAGAAAGCACAAAATACGGAATCCAAGCAGGCAAGTGGTTCTTCGGGTTCACAAAAATATAGACTAGCAAACGAAGACGATTTAGAAATAATGCAGAAGAGAGGAGATGCTCCTCCTCCTTCTACTTATCGTAGATCCAACGCAGATATTAATGATTTATATGGTGCTCAAACAAATTTTAACAAAGACTATCAAGAATTAAAAGCACTTTTAGGTAAAGGAGATTACAAACAAAGATTAGGTTCTTTACCAGAACAAAAGAAAGTCAAAGTATCAAAACCAGAAGAAATATATGATTTAAAACCTAACTCTACAGAACATGTAGATAGTTTAAATGAAATAGCAAGACTTAAGAGTAAGATACAAGAAACAGATTCTGATCTTGATCATCCTTATTTATATTATTCTTCTAAAAAACAAAATCAAGAAGATAATTTTATTGATGAAAATTATAGTAGAACAGAATTAGAAGGTTTAGGTGTAAACACCGAAGACTTCGATGGTTTCTTAAATAAAAACGGATACAAGCAAGATTATTTAGACAAGAAAGAAAGAGGTTTATTTAGTGGACAAGGATCTAACTTTATGACCGGTTACGATTATAAGTTAGCAGATGAACTAGCTAAAAAACGTATGTTAAACTTGTACATGGATAACATGCAAAGACGTGATTATACCAAACAAGACTTAAATCAAGAGATAGAATTAGTATCTGGTAATATAAAAGAAAAACAAATAATAAATAGATCTTTATTTGATCAAAATAAAACAGCAAAATACATTGAAAATAATTTTCCAAGTGTTGCTCAAAAATTAAAAGATAGAGATGCCGAGAATGCTAAATTATATGAAGAATCTAAGAAAGGTTCTTCTGATTTTTGGTCTTGGGACACACCTGGTAAAATTGGTAGAGCTGGTTGGTATGGTATGATAGACAGATTGGATCAAGTAAGTCCAGTAGTTTATGAAAAATTAGGAATGACTGATGTTGCTGAAGGCATAAGATTAAACGCAGAACAAACTCAATTATCTAGACCAGACAATAGAGGTTTTGCCTATGCTTCAGGTAAATTAGTAAAATACAATGGTACCGATTATATAGTTGATTCTAGAGGTCAAGTATATGATAAAGATGCTAAGATAAGAGTTACGGATTTATTAGGTAAAAGCACTTATGAAAAAATATTAAGTGACTCTAAATATGCACCGTCAGATTGGGCTTTTAGCGGTCAAGGTGCGGCGACTCAAACTGCTAATGTAATGGGTGATATGATCATTCAAGCCGCTTTAACACGTGGCGTTGGTCAATTTGGAGCAATAGCTACAGAAACAAGATTAGCATTAAGTGGAGCTCAAAGAGCCACAAAATTTAGTTCTTTTTTAAATGATACATCAAATGCTTTAAAGATGATACCACTGCAAAGAGCAGAAGGTTATTCTATGATAGCACAAGGTGCTTTAGGTTATACTCAAGGATATGAAGAAACTTTAAAAGCAGCTAGAGAAAATGGTATAACAGATGGAGAAGCTTTTAAATTAGCTTCTTCAGCTGCTCAAAGATTAGCTGTATTATATAGTGTTACTGGTATAATAAACCCTCAAACTCAAGTTGCTGAGAACTTATTTGGACCTAAGAATATAATAAAAAAAGCTATAGACCAATATACTAAACAAGGTGAAAAAGGTTTCATGCAATATTTAGATGATATTGTTAAAAACGCTCCTAAAAACATGATAGGTTTCGCTGAGGAAGGTGGTAAAGAAGTTATTCAAGAAAACATACAGCAAGTAGGTGAGATTGGCGCAAATAAAATAACAAATCTTGAAGCTGGTAAAAAGATAATGAACGAAGTTATGTCTGGCGATGATTTCGTAAATACCTCTATTTTATCTTTTTTATCTTCAGGTCTTATATCTAAAATGAAACTACCTGACTTTCATTCTCCAGATGAAAACATAGATAATTTAACATCGTTAAGTACACTTGCTAAAAATAAAAAAGAGTTCACTAAAATTATAGATGGTTTAGTTAATCAAAAAGTTTTTACAGTAGAACAAGCAGACAACTTAAAGAAAGATGTAGATATATATGCTGATAACATAAATAAACTACGTAAAACTATAACTCCAGAAGCAGCAATGCCTGTTATGAGAGAGTTAGATAAAATTACTAAGCTAGAAAATGAAAAGAAATCTGTAGATAAAGCTTTTCATGGTGAAATAGATGATAAAATAGACGAAATAAGACAGAAGATCGTTGATATACAATATGAAAGTGAATTAAAGGTTAAAAATAAAGCTATTGCTGATGCTATAAAAAAAGGAGTGGCTAAAGGAATCGAAATGAAAACTTTCTCAAGTACAGAGGAAACTAAAGATTACTTGATGAATGAATTGAATATGCCAGAGAAAGATGCTAATGATTATTTAGTTAATCCTGGTTTTGCGTTAAATTCTAAAACATTAAAAAAATATTCTAAAGATGCAGATTCTATCTCCGATAAATCTCAAGTAATTGTAGTTAATGAATCAAAAACTAGGGACGCTGGTGTTATACAACATGAGTTTCTACATGGAGTATTGCAAAATACTTTAAAAGATAATCCTGAAGCGCAAAAACTAATTGGTACTGCATTAACAAATGAGTTAATGAAAATGCATGATGCTTTACAAAAGAAAGGATCGAAAGATAGTCCAGTTTCTGGAATGTTTATGCAAAGATTAAAGCAATACATTGATAAAAGTGTAGAATTAAAAGCAAAAGAAATAGCTTCATACGAAATAAAATTAAGACAAGCGGATGGTGATCCATCTAAAATAGCAGCGTTAAAAGCAGCACACAATGACATGCTCAATAAAATAGATGGTGTTATGTGGGAAGAAGCTTTAACAACTTATTCTGATGCTTTAAGAAGAGGACATATAAAATACGAAGAAAGTACTTTTACTAAACTTGGAGACACAATAAGAAGAGTTTTACAATATTTAGGTATAAAAGATATAAAATTTAATTCTGGTAGAGATGTTTATAATTTCTTAAAAGATTATAATCATAGCGTTGAAACAGGTAACTGGGGTAAAGCTCTAACTAAAATGAGTAATGAAGGCGCTAAAATAAACATACAAAAAGAAAATAAAGAGACTAAAGAAGTTAGTAAACCAAAAGAAGGATCTAACTTTACTACAGTGGCTAAATTTTCTTTGAGCGAAAGAAAATCTTCAGAAGATATTAAAAGAGACGTAAATAAAACATACAATAAAGAAGCTTGGAGTACTGGAAGTAATTCCAAAGATGAAAATCCAGTTATTAATAGAGTAATGTACGATATATTAAATGAATACGACTATATAATAAAAGGTAAAGCAAAAGGACTTGGTTATGCAAATTTACCAGACTTTAGCGAAATGGACTTTGTTAGCGAAACGCAATTAGCGATGATCCCTCTTATTCGTAATTTTAATAAAGAATTCTTTCAAAAGAGAGAAGAATACAAAAAAGAACTTGAAGCAAAAGGATTAGATCCTAATAGTAAAGAGTTTAAAGATAAAGTCGAAACTCAAGACGAAAAAGGTTATCAAGGTAAAAAAGGCATTGTAAAAGAAAATACAGATTTAAACGCTTATATAAATTCTCAATTAGCAAATAAGATGAAAGATGCCCTTAAAACAGGTAACGTAACATCTCAAATATTTGCAGAAGACATTCAAGGTGAAGGTTTTAAAGAAAAAAGAATTCAAGACGATTTTGCTGGTGAATCAGGGGAAGAAAGTACATTTTTAGATGATTCAGACAGTGTATTTGATGCTGAACAAGACTTTGCGGACGAACAAAGAGGATTAGCAGTATTACTTAGTGATCCAACTTTTAAATTTGTGGATGAAGACGGTAAACAAATAGATATAGAGACAGTTCCTTTTGGAGGATTCTTCGTTACAGAAGCATCTGATCCAACAGTAGCCGCTAATAGAAAACTTAAAACAGAAACCGATCCAGTTAAAATAGCAGATCTTAATAGACAAATAAGAGATCTAGATAGAGGTTTACAATTACAAGCAAAAAAAGACTTAACGTTTGAAGAAAAGGAAGAATTAAAAGCTTTGAAATCTTTCAAATCTTATGATCTTTCAACCGGAATGATGGTAAACACCTTTGAAGCTCTTTCTATGCCAGATACGCCTGCTAAAATCATTTCTGATGAGGTTGGACGTGAGATATTACGATCTCCAAATATAGAAACATTAGAATATAGAAATTTTAAAGAGAGATTATCTACATTGTCAAAAACAATGGCTAGAAGAATGACTTTTAAAAATGGACCAGAAATAGAATCTTTCATGTATGATAAATGGAAATTATTATATGATGTGATTAATCACCCTGTAGATCCTATTACTGGAGAATCTAGTTATGCTTCTAAAAAATTACCTCCTAGACTTAAAGAACAAGATGAAAAAGGTGATTTTAGAAAAATAAAAGATATATCAAGAGTAAAATTCTTACAGTCTTTTTATGGTGTTGACGATGCTACTCGTATTATAAAAATATACGGTGGTGAAAATGCTGCTGAAGAACTAAAACAATTAGAAGAACCTGAAGTTAGTGAGAAAGATGGTGGTAAGTTAAGACCAACAACTTATTTTGATAGAAGAACCGCTTTGATGGAACTTTTTGGTGATGTAATGGTTTTACAAGAAGCTAGAAGATTATTAAGACAACCAGACTTTTTAGAAAGAGTAGCTGAAAGAAATGTAAACTTATATAACGAACTTAAAGATGATATTATTAGAGCAAAAGTTCTTAATGATATGGCTAAAGGTAAGAGTGATATAGTTAAGTTTAGTTTAGTTGAAGAAATTCCTGTTAGACCAAAACCAGATTATATTACTGCTAATCCTTCGAACATGATAGGAGATAATCCTATGTATTCTTCAAAATACGAAGAGTTATTTAGTAATCCTTCTGACTTTATAAAGTTTAGTCTTGCTGAAATAGAAGAACCAGCACCTGAACCACAAAGTAAGTTTAAAGATTTTTTATCTAGAATAAACACTGACGAACTTGAAGACTATGAAGGTTGGATAATAAAAGCTTTACAACAATCTGATATTCAAGATGATGATGTAAATACTAAAAAACTTCATACTTTAAAATCTGCTAGTGAATTAAACAAAGAGATTGAAAAAAGATATTCTGACTTGTTTGATTCTTTATATGATGATTACAGTGAAAATGAATGGGTAATTAAAGAGTATAAAGAAGGTTATATAGATACTATGTTAAATAGATCTATAAACATTCCAGAAGAAGAAGTTCATCTTCCTTATTGGACTAAAATGAAAAACGATGAAAAGTTTAGACAAAAGGAATTAGAGAAAATACAACTTCAACAAGAGAAAGCTTTACAACAATTAGCTGATACTACAAATGAATTTGATTCACATGATTATAGTTTGTTTTTTAAATATTTATTTTTAAAAGATGTTCTTAGTAATAGATATTATCCAGATGGAAACGAAAACATAACTAGGAAGTCTATAAAAAAATCAGAATACAAAACAACTATACAACCAATACAAGATTATACTGATCTTGACACTTTAAAAGAAATATGGAAAAACTATTCAAATAATAAAAGTGTAGGAATTGGAGCTTTGTATTTGGCTAAAAAAATGAATGAAAAGCCAATTAGTTTTGATAGTAATTTTATTCAAGACGTAGATGAAGATAATAGTTTATATAAGTTCAATAGAGGTACAGACGAAAAAGAAATTAAAACACTTAATAAATTAGCGTCTTACAGTGTAAAATCTGGATATAAAGGTTCTAGTTGGTGTACTGGTGCTTCTATGCAAATGGCGGCTAGTCAATTATCTGATGGTGATTTCTATATAATAGCAAATAAAAATAGTAAAATACCGGTATTAGCAGTAAGATATAATGATAAGAACATTGTTGAAATGGCTGGTACTAGAGATAATCAAAATTTGTGGAAACAAGATTTTAATAAAATAGAATTTGCTGCAAATGAACTACCTTCTAGTAATAAAGATTTAGTTTTAAATCAATTAGAGACAGCTAAAATATTATATAGAAATACAGAAGAAGATATAAGAAAAATTAACGATGAAGACATATTAAAAGGGTTTATTTTATCAAAAGATATAAATATACATTTTGAAAATGATATATATATAAAATCAAAATATGCTAGTCGTCAATTAAGAAGAGTGTTAATGGAAAAACAACGAGCTTCAGGCGCTGATCCACTAGAAATTTATAAAAACGGATTTAATATTAATGAAGATGGAATAAGTGAAGTTTTAAGTGATTTTGATTTAGATGTTTTAAATCAATTGACTGAATTTACTTCTGACGTGAATATTCAATTAGGTTTTAATCCAAATTCTGATCTGGAATTTTTAGAAACTGTTAGTGATCCTTATGAAGATATTAAATTAAACGAATTAACAAAAGCATATAATTTAACGATTAGGGGATTACTTAGTTTTGAAGCCAAAAAACTAGAAAACGCTAAAAACCTTAATATTGAGTTTAAAACAAATCAAGGAGATTTCTTAAATCTACCATCAAAAATAGATTATAATATTTCTTTAGATTTCTATGATAGTGATCCAGTTGACACAGAAGCTGGTACTAATATTTTTTATGAACCTGTTGATATTTCTGGTAGAAATTTAGAATTATATTTTAACGACCAAGAAACAGAAGAAATTGTATTATCAAATCTGCAAAATGCAAATACAGTTTCTATTGCAGGTGTAGTAACTAATGCAATTAAATTACCTTCAAAGTTAAAAACTTTATCAACTGAAAATATAGAATCTATTTCAGGAGGAAACATAGAAGTCACAGGTTTAAAAGAGTTAGAAAACTTAAATATGGAAATGACTGGATTTGACAATCTTTGGTTTTCTTATTTAAAGAAAGTAAAAAAATTAGATATAATAGATAGAGGTGAATATGATGAAGATGTAGAAGATACGATAAAAGAAAGCGAAGTATTCAAATTAGCAGAAGTAGTTTATTACACGTATGAAGATCACAATACTGGCGAGTTTGCTACAAAGAAATTAAAATCTAAACCTGCGGAACCTATAAAATTTAGTTTAGCAGAAGAAGAAAATGGTAAATTATCTAATTTCTTAGAAGGTCTTCCATTCACAGAACAATGGGTTGTAGCAAGAGACATTGATAATGCTATTAAAAACGCTAAAATAGCCGATGGAACTAAAGTAACTTTTAAAGTACCAAGTAGATCTAAAATGTCAGACAAATCTACTGCTTATTTTATAATTCAAAAGGTAGCGGAAGGTTATAACGACTTTGAGTTTACAGTTAAGAAAAATGCTAATAGACCTTTAACAAAACAGGTATTAGACGCTCTTGATTATAAATCTAAAAAATATCAAGAAATAGTTGAAATGAATAATAATATTGAGAAAACAATCAATGATATTATAGAAGAAAATAAAGGTGTAAAATCAGAAGAAAAGTTCTCTCCTGAAACTGCTAAAAATTTAGGTAAAAACGTTGGTAGACATAAAATTTATCTACCACCTGAAGACGAAGACTTCGAAGGATTGCTATACACACTTGCTTCAGCGTCTGGCATTAGAGGTGAAGAACAACTTGAGTTTCTTAGAAACACTTTGTTAAAACCTTATAGTGATGCAATGCTTAATCTGATGAAAGCAAGGCAAACAATGTACAAGGATTGGACAGATTTAATAAACAAGAAACATAAAGGTGTAAGTAAAATACTTAAACAAGATTGTGGTTACGGTGGTTATTTATATGATCAAGCAGTTAGAGTTTATTTATGGAAAAAAGCTGGTTATGAAATACCCGGTTTAGATAAAAAAGATATATTTAACTTAGTTGAAAAAGTAAGAACAGATCCTAAATTAAGGAAATTTGCTGATGACGTTTCTTTACTTTCTAAACAAGCTAATGGTTGGACTAAACCTGGTCATAATTGGGGATTTGGTTCTGTAGTTGGAGATATTAACGATATTATATCAAAATCAAATAGAGCTAAATATTTAGAACATTGGACAAAAAATGTTGAAAAAGCTTTCTCTAAAGATAACATGAGTAAAATTGAAGCTGTATATGGTAGAAAATATGCTACGGCTTTAAGAAACACTCTTGATAGAATGAAGACTGGTAGTAATAGAGTTGATGGAGCAAATGATAATTTATTAAATTGGTTAAACGGAGCAACAGCAGTAACAATGTTTGCTAATATGCGTTCTGCTTTACTTCAAACTTTAGGTGCTATTAACTTTATAAACACTTCTGATAATAATATATTAAAAGCAGGAGCAGCGTTATTAAATGTACCTCAGTACACTAAAGACTTTTTTACTATATGGAATTCAGATTATCTTAGAGATAGAAGATCTGGTTTAATGAATGATGTTGCTGAAGCTGAATTAGCACAATTAATGAATGATCCTAGAAATAAAAGTATTCTAGATAAATTCAAAGCTGTTAATTATTGGATATTAAAACAAGGTTATGCTCCAACTAGATTAGCAGATAGTTTTGCAATTGCTTTAGGTGGCGCTGGTTTTTATAGAAATAGAATAAACACGTACCTTAAATCTGGAATGACAGAAGATGAAGCTAAAAAAGCTACGATGCGAGATTTTTATCAAGTTTCTGAATCTTCTCAACAGTCTGCGGATGTTTCTAAAATATCAATGAATCAAGCAAGTGTTAAAGGAAGACTTATATTAGCTTTTCAAAATACACCTTTACAGTATTCTAGATTGATAAAAAGATCAGCAATTGATTTAATAAAAGGAAGAGGCAGTGTACCAAACAATATAGCTAAAATATTATATTACGGAGCAGTTCAAAACATAATGTTTAACTTTATGCAAAATGCTTTATTCTCTTTACTTTGGGATGATGAAGATGAACAGAAAAAAGCTAGATTTGATTCTGCCAAAGTTAGAGCTCTAAGTGGAACTATGGATACACTTCTTAGAGGTTCTGGTTTACAAGGAGCTATTCTTGCTACTGTTAAGAATATTATAGTTAAATGGTACGAAAAAAGTGGTGATCCAAAAGGATGGGGAGATGTATTATTAGAAGCCGCTAATTTATCACCATCTATAGGTATCAAAGCTAGAGCTTTAGCTAAATCTTATAAAGCTGTAGAATATAATAAAGATGAGATATTATATAAAGGTTTTAGTCCAGATAATGTGTATGCATTGGAAGCTCTAACTTCTTTAACATCAGCATCTACTAATTTACCTGTAGATAGATTGTATGTTAAAACGCAAAATTTAAGTAATGCTTTAAATTCAGACTTTGAAGCATGGGAGAGATTAGCTTTCTTTATGGGTTTTAACGAATGGAATTTAGGATTAGGTAAAAACAAAAATGTAGAAATGAGTTCTTCTGGAAGTTTAAAAATACCAGAACTTAAAACAAGTGAATTAAAAACTAATGAACTTAAAATGCCATAAAACAGGAACACAATAAAATGAGCACCATACTCAACGTTCCTATACAAAGAAAGGGGATCACAATTAAGTGTATCCCCTTTTCTTATTTCATTAAATTAATATTCTATTCTTCTACTTTTTTTGCTTCAAGTTCTTCTTTAGCCTTATCGGTCATCGCTTTGATAGCATCATCATAACCAGGCATTAACTTTATTGTTTCTAATGTACCAGCTGCTAAAGTAGTTAAATGCTGCTGTTCATTCATTACATGTTGTAGAACTCTTGTTAAAGCTTCTACTTTATTTTTCATTTCAATTAAACTTTGTTCTTTCATTTTTCTATTTTATAAAATATTACAAATACAATTCTACTATCTACAAATTCATTTGGGTATTTACTGTGGAAGTAATTACATGGGTAAGATATTAATCTATTTTGTTTGTGACCTATTATAGATTTTAAAATCCATTTATCTAAATCATTCGCATCTTCATTTAAAAGTTTATTATATTTTTCAGGCGATATGTCTTTAAATTTATCTCCATATAATTTATGTTCCCAAAAAGCAGTTCCATTTAAACCTTCATGTTTATCTTCTGATATATATAATACCGCGGCTCTGTCAGGTTGTTGACCTTCTATAATAGCATCGTTATGAATTCTCCAATCATTATCTTGACCTTCTTTAGCTTCTCTAATAAAAGCAAATACTGGATTTATATAACAATTCTCTAAATTAGATATTTTATCACATATTAGATTTAAAAGATCATCAGAAGGAAGTTTAACCCAGAAAGATTTTCTGGGTGTATCAACTTTCTGAAAAACGTTTTTGTCATCATTTAATGTATCTATTAAATCTTGACTTAGGAAATCGTCTTTAATATATATCATAACTATGTTATTTCACAATTACCTCCACCGCAAGCAGCTGAATCACCAAAATTTGTGTTATCTTGTATTTCTACAATTCTTGATAAATCTACATTTTTCAAAGTAGACATCATTTCTTCGTAAACTTCTTTAGTACAGTCTTCAAATGGAGTTTGCTTATATGTTCCACCATGATAAGGTAGAACAGACAAACCGTTGTAATATTCTTTGTTTGCCCACATCCATTCACCTATGATTTTCCATTCATCATCGCGAACAGAAACAGTGCATGAAACATTATGAGTATTATTACCTTTATTGTGACCTTGTTTAACCCAGTCCTTAGATATTAATTTAACTCTTTCTAATAAATCTAACGTTGACTCATGTCTTGTTATCGCGCCAATAGGAGCTTTCTGAGGAACAGAAATAACCGATTGCAATGTTGGATTAAAATATTCATCTTCTAACAATTCTGGATGATGTATTGCTAAGTAAGAATAAATAGCTTCGTTCTTACCAAGACGCATCCTGCGTATATAGTAATCATTATGCCAAGCATGAATCCCACTACTAGTACCAAGTACCAGAGAAGTAGTCCCAGCTGGTTTAACAGCGGTCGTTCTCGCTGCTTTGTTAATTCCCAATGCAGCAGAAATAACATTATTTGTATCTTTAACCACTTGTGCAGCTTCTTCATAATTTAGTTTTAAATTTGACTCTGATGCAATACCAGTCATTGATACTCCAAGTAATGCATCTTTTTCTGTGTTTTTAGTCCATACATCTCTTAAGTAATGAAAGTCCGAATACGATGCTTGCAATGTTCCTATAAAAGAAGCAGCAGATGCTCTCGCATTAAAATCTTCTTGACTTTCAATATCACTCATATTAATTTCAGTAAGATTACAAAACTGATAAGGTCTTAAGGCGATCTCACAACAAGGATTAGTTCCCCAATCTTTATCATTTGTTAAATAAATACCAGGTTCACCAGATCCTGATGCTTCAATTCTTTCCCATACTTTATCAAAAGTCTTTTTATCAATCTTATGTCTTAATAATACAACTGAATTATTAGCTCTACCTCTTTGAGGATTATTCTCCCACCAATTACCAGCTTTACAATTTAACATTTCAGTACTATCAAGATCAAATAAAGAAATCATGGCAGCACGCCTAATACCTCCAGCCAATACTGCATCCGCAATATGGCATTGTATGTCATGGCACTCAATATCTGTAAGTTTTGATCTATCTTCTTTTTCACGTAGTATCGCTTCTATTTTTACTAATGCTAATCTTAATGGTTCAGGACCAGGAGCTTTTCCTCCAGCAGTAACTAATAATGCTCCTTTAGGTCTTATATCTGATAAATCAAATTCAATATGAGAAGTTAATCCTCCAGTATAAGACTTAAATAAAGTTTTAATAGCATCAGCCCAACCAATAATACTATCTTGTACTACATATCTTTTCTTTCTATCGTAATTTGGTTTTCTGATTTCAGGAAGTTTATCGATTTGATGTTGTTGTACCGAATAACCGACACCAGTACCTCCAAGCAATAAAAACATAGTCTCAGAAAAACTGTGAATACTATCAACAGGTAAAAAAGCACAGTTATAAATGCGAGCATTATTAAGCTCAATAGCTTTACCACCAAACTGGAGGCTTCGCATTGAAGGTAAAACCTTTTTATTAAAAACAAAATTCTTATAAACTTGTTCAATTGATTCTTTCATTTTTGGAAATTTGGCGATATGCATCTCCATATTTCTAGTTACTAATTCTTCCCATGTTTCACGCCTCTCTTTATTAGGAAGGTATTTAGCGTATTTGGTATAAACTGTAATGTCACTTAAAATTTGTTTATCTAAACTTAAACTCATGTATTTAATTATCTAATGTTAAAAGTATGTTTATAAATGGTAAATAAAGAACATATGTATTAAATTCTGGTTCTTCATATAATCTAAAACCAAATAAAAAACCTGGATATAAACCTATACCCAATTCCCAACCTTTTTCTTCACTCATGTTTTTCTTTTTTTTAATATTAATTCAATAGTTATATCACACTCTTTTTGCGATTGAGGTTTATATAATGTTCTTTTGTCATTCATTAAAGTCATCAAGTATTTAAACATTTTCCAACGTATTGGAAATGAATCATTAGCTCTACCTTTAGTTTCTATTATAAAATCTTCACCAATAAAATCAGGAGTGTATTTTAAATTTAAAACTTTTTTATTACCTCTGTTTATATAATCACCTTTACCATTTGATTGTCTTTCTATGCAATCATTTTTAAAAGTAAAAGAAGGTAATAGTTCAAATGACTCACTTTCATACCTACAATCTATTCCAGCTTCTTTTAAAGCTTTATACATATATTTTTCTAAACCAGAAGCAAAGGTGATACCATCATATACCACCTTTTTAGAAATAACTGGTCCTTTTTTTCTTGTTATTCTTTTCATTTAATTGAAAAAGTAAATTTGTCATATTGTATTGTAGCATTACCATGCCAATACTTTTCTTGATCTTCTTCATAATGCAAACCGTCATTACCGTTTTGACCTATAACATCCATTCTGTCTTCATCTATTGTGAAAGCATAATGATGACCTTTATGTTCTGGAATTTCAGGTTCTTTAAACTCTTGTATTAAAGCTTCTTCACTTAAGTCTTGGATTTCTTCTTTACATGCTTGAATATATAATATTGCATCCATTAACTCTTCTTGAACGTCGTTTAAGTATTTAAACAAACCTTTCATTTTTTTAGTTCGTTCGTCATGAAGTGTATTACCGTATTTTTCATAACCAACATCAGATCTAGAAACAAATTTATCTACAACTCTTTCTACAATAGGATCTCTAAAATCTATTTTCTTTTTAGCCATTTATATTGTTGCTTTAATATGATCATTAACTTCTTTAACAAATGTACCGTTTACCATCTGACCTTGTCTTGACTTAATTACGTCATAAGCTGATACAACACAATCTTCAACTTTTAATCCTTCTAATGCTGCTAAATTAGTTAACACAACCATCATATCGCCAATAGCATCAATAAACTCTTCACGATTGTTTTTAAGTATTGCTCTAGCTAATTCACCTGCTTCTTCTTGAAGTTTAGCAAACTGAGTTTTAGTATCACCAGACTTATATATACCACGTTCATTTGCCCACTGTCTAATAAGATCATACACGTTAGGAACTACTTCCGGTTCAATTGGACTTGTATGATAGTCTTTAAATTGTTCATGCAATGCTTTATTATATATATAAGATCTTGCTGGATTGAACATTGAAGTGTTAGCATTTTTTGTTATCCACTCAATTAACTCGTCATTAACAACATACTTACCAAATGCGGTTTCAATTACCATACCTTTGTTATCCATTAAATTACCTTTAAGTTTGTTTACTGGACATGGAAATGTAGTTGTTTGTTCTGTTACATTTAATACCATAGAATTTTTCTTTTTTTGTTTTTTAGTTATTAATTCTTTATAAGATTGTCTATCTACCTTATAACCATAGATAAGTTGAAGTTCTAACTCTTTAGCAGATATATAATCTATATCTTCGCTACAATCTAGAACTTCATATTCTCCACAGCCATAACCTTGTTGGCGTGTTAATCTATCTTTAAGATCACATGTAACACCAATCTTTTTACCAAAAATGTGATATAAATAATACTTCATTTTTTTATAGTTTATCATTATACAAATGCAAATTGTGAGCAAAATGGTAATATTTACCAATTTCTAGATGTTTATGTATTAATTTTAACTCATCAAACACCATTTTTTGTAACATTGAAAAACAGAATTGATCGTTACAGAAACCATACCAGATGTCATTAGAGCGCATTAAAACAGTCATGTTTAACTTATTATCAACTATTGTAAATTGAACCGCATAAGTACATGGAGTATCGTTATCATAGGTTTTAATTTCTTTTCCATCGTAAATAGATATTGCGGCTTTTCTAGTTTTTGGATTTTCAGTTAATAGTCTTATTATTTTACCTAACTGACCATTTCTACTCCATTGCCAACCGTAATTAGATCTAACTTCTCCGTTCTCATCCATCATGTTTTTCCATATAGGAGCAAACTTAGATATTTCAACCGCACTAGGATCTCCAGATAAATACCATTTCCATTCTCGCAAAGCGTAAATTGGATTCCAATTACGTTGAGGATCAGTTATTATATTATCTAATGGATTTTCTATTTCAAAACCAATATTAAATAAAGCTTTTGTATTGTCAAATTCAACACCTTCTAATATCAACTTATCTAAAAGATATTTATAAGCTTCATCTGCGTTCTTAAAACTACTTCGCATATTTGTCATAATAGTAAATATAATATTTATACATTTGTTTCCATATTTCTACTTTAGGATAAGAATCTGGACTAATAATTGATTTGTTATTCATTGTTATTTCTAATTTCCATTTAGTTGTTGACTCTGGTTTGGGAGTTATATATATTCCATTATCTACACACCATTTGTAAGCTTGAAATTCTTTATCAGAATATAAATAATTACCCATATCAACAGTACTTTTCTTTCCCATTATTCCCAAGGCATTTTATCATTAGATATATCTATTGGTTCATGAGGTATAAAGCAACCAGATCGTGGTTCCCATTTAAAATGAGCTTCAGCACCATTCTCACCTAGGTTTTGAAATTTCACTTTAAGTACTTTACATTTAACTGTTTTTTCTTCATAATTTCTATGTACTAACAAACCATGATAAGAAGCATCATACCATTCACCACCACCTTTAATATTGTACATAGTAGGTTCTTCAATTTGACCTTTAGAATCTTTATACATTTTAGTTGGATGCGCTACAATTATAACTAGTACGTCATATTTTTTAGCAAATATCTCTATCTGTTGTAGATATTCTAAAGTATAAACATTAACATCACCAGAAGCGTCTTGAGCTCTAACTTTATTAAATGGATCTATAACTAAACATTTAATACCTTTACGTTTAACTAATTCAGCACCTTTTCTAAGAACAGACTCTAATGTATAACGTTCCATATCTATAAAGAAATAATTATCATTTACATGTCCTGCAACTTGATTCCATTTTTCACCATTTATATCTTCTGGCGATGGCATATCTCCCCAAGTTTTACGCATTAACTTATGAGCATGTAAGTATGTTGGTTGATTCTCTGGAGATGCGAATGCTGCTTTCCAACCATAGTTAGTATTATAACCAACAACCATTTGATCTACGAAATCAGATTTACCAGAACTAGGAATACCTGTAACAGTAATGAACTGACCAGTGTACGTAGAAAAAATACTATCAAAGTTATCTAATCCAACTTGGAAACCAGGTTTGAAACCATTTTTAACAAAGTCTGTAACGTCGTCTTCTATGTCTTTAAATGTCTTAACATTTTCTAACGGTACTGGTCTAGCCAAAGATATTCTTTGAGCTAGTTTTTCTTTACCGTATTTTAGTAGATATTCATTTGCATCTTTACAATCTTCAAACGACGCTAAATAACATACTTCTGAACCTAATCTACGAACTAATTCAGTTTGTAACGCTTGACCAGGAGCATCAGAATCTACTGCAATTATTATCTTTGTTTTATTGTCTAAATAGTCTATACAACTATCTAAATAATCTAAGTTATTTGAATTTAAAGTTGCGCCATTAGGAACTGAAATAGCGTTTGTAACACCAGCTTCATGTAAAGCCAAAACATCCATTTCACCTTCAACTATTACACAATCATCGTGACCTACAGTGTTGTTTATATTGTAAAATACTTTTTCAGCGCCTTTGTATAGTTTAAAATGTTTATGACCATCGCGGTATTTAATGTTAACTAGTTCATCGCCTACAAAGTAATTAAAGTGTATAGCATTTTCTTGTTTACCAGTTTGTGGCATGAACTCTTGACCTTCTGTAATCTGTAATTCATAAAGAGTTTCTTTAGAAATACCACGAGTAGCAAACCATTTAATAACAGGTTCACTTAGTTGCATTTCTTCTACATATTCTTTAACTGGTGGTTTTATATATTCTTTGTTATTTCCACCTTTTCTTTGATATGTATGTAACTGAAAAGATTTATTACAATTATGGCAAGTTCCAAGACCACGTTCCCAATCATAAGAAGCACATTTTGCTTTCTCATTCTTAGGTTTTCTATCAGCAGAACACAAAGGACATATGCCTTGAGTTTTGCCTTCTTCTAAACCATATTGATTAAACTTATCAATTAAGAATCCATTAATCTCTGTTGTGTTTACTTGCATTTAATTAATTTAATTATTACTAATTATAGATAGAAAAACCCCAATTAATGGGGTTTAACTAACTAAGAAAAGACTTAAAGACTGATCTTACGGGAAGTTCTATAAGTACGTTATATTTAGAATGGAAGATCATCTACAGGAGCAGGCGCTCGTTTTGCTGGAGCAGATTGTCCATCAGTTTTGGGTGCCGCGCCAACATTCTCACCATTTGTCCATACCACTTTAATATTTCCAAGGTAAACTTTTGGTGCTTTAGATTCTCTTTCTTCTTTACTTTGTCCTACTGTTATAGGACCTTGATTTCCAAAATTATCAGCATCATCATTTATAGTTATGGTAATAGGTAGATATTTACCTTTTTTACCATCTATAATTTTGTTTTTTGGAATTTCATTAAGATTAATACTCGCGTTTAAGATTGAAGCCATGTTAGAATAAATTAAATTGTTTAAAAAATTGTTTTAGTTTTTCGTAAGTACTTAGTTGTTGCTTGACGTTTTTAATAGTCTTTAAATCTTCTATCAATACCTGTGTTTCAGGTAATCTTACTTTTTTTGGTCTCGCCATAAATAATTAAAGTGTTAAATTGATAAAATAGTTTTCAGGTACAAAGTCTGGATTATTATAAAATAAATTATAAGCTTCTACAGCTTTTTCTACTTTCTCTTTACCTTTTGCTAAAAATTCTTCTGAACAGTCAAATATACCTATTTGGTTAGTATTTTTATCTATTGCAATAAAAACTAAATCGTAGCCAAATAGATGTTTATATATATAAGCTTGACTATCGTAATTATATTTTCTAGCAGAGTATTTAAAATCTAATATATTAGATGTTGTCTTTAAATCTATTATCAGTTTTTCTGAATGATTAAGTATATCAGCTTTTCCTTTCCACATAACTCCGTTTATTTCAGCAATACCAGGAACTTCGTAATCTACATTGTCACCTCTTATTAAACCTCTACAAACTTCATTAGCTAGAATCTTGTCTATCATTACTTCTAATTGATCAACTTCATGTTGTAATAGACACATTTCTCCACCAGACATTTCCTTATAAACATTTGTATTCCTCGTAGATGATTGCACAATTCTGTATTTTTTTAATTTATCTGGCTCTAATATAGCTGTGTGAAAGTAACCACCAACTAAAAAGTTTATATTAGGTTGTTGCGGATCGTTTAAAGCTAAAGGATTAGTTAACAATGTAGCAATGTTTGAATTGCTTAAGAACTGTTTACCAAATTCGCCATAATAATCTTCATCATTTTTTAGTCTATCTAATATTAATTCTTTCTTCATATTATAGTTTTGATAAAATTGCTTCAGCTTCTTTAGTTAACTCGTATTTATTTTTTATAGTATTTATAGATCCACCTGTTTCTACAAACGTCTTAGCTTTCTCAAAAGCAACGTCTTTAATATCTAACTTTGTTTTTGCTACTTCAGTTTTACCATGCGTATTTGAAGCGTCGGCATCTTGTGTATCATCAATAAGTAATAAATTACCAAGAGCATATTTCTTACCATAAGAAGAAGCAGAACCAAAAGCTTGAGGCGTTTGCATACCTTTCTGTTGTAAGTCTACACCAACAATTGCTTTTACTTCTACAACTTGATCAGTGTCTACATCATGAATAGCTGCTTTACTAATTATAACAGGTAACTCATGTGAATAAATGTAGTCTTCAGTAACAGTAAAGAATACACCGTATTTTTCATTAAAGGGTTTTAATCCTTCAAGTATATCTTCAGCTGATCTAAAGTTATACTTACCAAAAGAATTATATCTGCTTTTATTAGCTTTGAATTCTATTTGAATTCTAGATAATTTTTCAGATAAAGTCATCGTCTTTGTTGCCATATATTTGATTTAATTGGTTTAAGTTTATATTATTATAATTACATATTTTAGACATTATTTAGACATTTTTTATATATTTATTTTATTTAACTTACACATATTCAAGTAGTTGCTTATAATTTACTTTAGACATTAATTTAGTTATCGCGAACTTTTTTAATTCTGAAACTCTTACATAAGCACTAGGTCCTTTAAAACCTAAAACCTCAGCAATAGCATTAGCAGAATGTTTATCACAGTCTAAACCATAACTTAATCTTAACACTTCAGATTCAGTATGAGTTAAATGTTTTCTAAATAAACTTAATATAAAAGCATTTAAAATATCTATATTGTATTCTTCAGATTTATCTTCTAGTTGAGTGTAGTGTGATTCACTATGATCTTCGTTTTCTGAATACTCAGAGTTAAACTGTTCATCTAAACTATCGATCATACTACTAAAGAATAAAGCTAATAATCTATGATCAGTATCACTATCTTTCCTTATTTCATTTAATTTATGCTCTGGAATACGTATAGACCCTCTGTTTATATCTATCGCGCGTCTAATTGAACCTTTTATTCTTTTTGATAGAAACGATTTCAATGTTTGTTCTTGATCGTTAGATTCATTTATTTTGTCCCACTCTATTTTATCAATAGCAAATATTAAACCTATACTACCTTCTTGAATTATATCAGTTATATCCATAATACCAGATGCTTGATCTGCTGTTGAAAATTTTCTAGATATATTCTCAACTAAAGGCAAAAATCTAACTATTAATTCATCTCGTGTTAGTTCACTAAGTTTTTTATCTTCTGTTCTAGATATAACTTTTTTAACGTCTTCTTTATATTTGACGTAGTTTTCTAAATTATATTTTTTCATTATTTATCTTTTAAGTGTGATTTTCCTTTAATGTAATAATTCCAATAACCTTTAACAGCGTCTTTATCTTTGTATTCATCAGGCATACATTGAGGTGGATCTGTAAATTCCGTATTGGTTATATTATTTGGTACTTTGGCTAAAACTAATTTACACTTAGATATTGTCAAATGATCTCTGCCGTAACGCCGTGTATATTCTTTACCAAGTTCAAGCATATAATTATAACACCATAAATAATTAGGTATTGATGATCTAACCCAAACTGCTGAAGGATGGTTGACATGCGTCTTTTTGTATGGAACATCTTCGGGATTACCTTCAATGTGATGAGCGGTACTTAATAATTGAGCTGCTTCTAATACCATTTTTATTACATGTTTATTGTAGTGTTGTTTAGCTGCTATAGCAGGATCTCTATCCAAATAAAATATATTCATAGGTTATCCATTTCGTGTTTAACATCATACCAATATTTACTACCTGTTTCAGTTATTAATTCATCAATAGCTACTATAGCGCATTGTTTTGCAAAACTAATAGTAGCCATTGGTATTAACTTATAATACTTTAACATTAGTTCTTTTGCTTTTTCTTTTGGTGTCATAATTCTTGATTTAGTAATTCTTTTTCTTTTTTAAGTTCTTCACCCATATTTCTGTAAACTGTTCTTACAGAACAATCAAGATATTTCGCTAGTTTCTCAACAGTGATTTTATCACCATCATCGTGAGTGTATAGCATAGCGTCGTAGATCTCCGACTCAGAAAGTTTTTTACGCCCGATAATTTGCCCAACTATTTTTAGTTTTTCTTCAGTTGTTAACTGACAAGTATCTTTAAATATTATCTTACGTAGTTTATTCTTAGGAGGAGTTTCTAAATCGTGCATGCTAACTTCATATATAATAGTTTTTAAAAGTTGTTCTGAAATATTAAATGTAACAAACTCATTATTTCTGTCACATATAAATCTACATAAGTTTTCTAATTTGTCTTGACTTAAATCTGGATTAAGATACCAAACAACAAGGAAATGCCACTTAAGACTTTTATAAGTATTTATCTTTGCTTTACTTCTAAACAACTCATAACACTCATATGTACCGTTCTCATAATAATCACCCCATTCAAAACTATGAGTAGGTTTATCATTTATTGGGAAACGCCTATATATAATGCGTCTATCAGTTAAATACTTTAAATTTCTATTATGTGACATTAGCCTGTTATTATTTTATTATAGACCCTATTGTCATAGTTCCAAATAATTATTTATGTAATATTCCATTTGTTCTTTTTCAGAATTTTCATTTTCTATTTCATTCTGAATTTCATTAAATAATTCTTTATTTAATCCCATGTTTATACGGCTATTTTCATTCTAAGTTAGCAAGTAAAATTCTAAGGTCAGATATTCTATTTGATACAACAGATGCTTTTTCGTATTCTTCAGCTTTTTCAAGGGCATCGAGCATAACTATTAATCTAGTTATTTCTAATATTATCCTTTCCTTTTCTTCTGGTTTCTTATGTATCTCTATTGGTACATTACTTGCTTCTAGGTCTTGTATAAATTCTTTATCTAATTCTTTTTGTTTTTCTACTAATTTACTGACTACCATGTCAGCAAGTTGTTCCATTTCTTTTTTAGTCATATATTTACCATTATTTATTTTAAATATTATCTATTGTATAAACCATTAAGTCCGTGTGGCAATTACTTATATTATTAGTAATATTCGCCTTATGTTCTAGTTTATACACAAATACTACAATCTTTTTAGTTCCCACATTTTTAATAATAAACTTAAAAATATAACTATAATACAGTATAAAATATACTTTAATTTAGCAAAAAAGTTTTTATACATAAACTAATCTAATAATATCATATACGCTTCTATATTATTATCTTTAAACCACCATAGACCCTCATAAAAAGCATTAATGAGGTATTCACTCCTTGTTCCACCTTCTAAAAGCATTTCTGCGCCTTTAATAAAGTCATACATACTTAGTTCTTTAGGAGAAAGCCAACAACTACATCCAGTATACGGATTTGTTACTTCTCCACCCATTTCGTAAACTTCACCATCAAACCATTTAGGCAAAGTTTGTAAAGTTCCTTCTTTAGTCATATAATCCTAATTTTTCATCATTTTCCATGATATTAATTATTATTTTTTTAGTCTCACACCCCATCTTATGTACTCCGTTTGTTTTATGACATTTTGGACAATAAGAATCTTGTATGCATTCTGGATAAGTGCAATAATCTAAGTTACATATCTCACCTTCACGTTTAACACCTTTTCTTTTACATTTTTTAGAATCCTTACCATTAGACCAAAAATGATTACAATTAACTTCATCATCTTCAGGAGCAAAATCTGCATAAGACTGTCTAAATTCATTAGGAGTTGCTGTAAACCTGTAACAATACTTATTTGAAGGACAGGTAAAATTTCTACACATTGAAATATCTGGCATCTTATTTCTTTTTAATTAATTTATATATTACTATAAAAGTATTTATAATACTAATAATTATAAAGCTAAAATAAAAAATCTTAACTACTATTAAACCCACTTTTAACCATTTTTTTCTATTAAAGTAAATATATAATTCCAAACTTCTCTATCTCTTTCTTCGTGATCTAATACACCTATTAGTTCTTCAAGAGTTACACCACCTGTACGGTTATTTTCAATGTCTTGTTGTAAAGATTTTATTTGAAAATCTAATGACATTAGCTTACTAAATGCTTTGTCTGAAGCTAATTCTTTTACCTCTTTTTCTTGATACATATTTTTCTAGTTATTTTAAATACATCTATATATAGTTTTTGAAGATATTCTGGAGTTTCTTTTTCAAGATTTGCTTTAAACTGATCTTGTATTGCTTCTAATGGAAAATGTATTACACCTTGTTTAAATTTAACTCTTACATAACTAGGATAATGACTTGTGTGAAAACCTTCTATAATTCCTACTTCACCTATATAGTTTATATAAGAGTTATCATAAGATAAAATTCTTTTACTATCTACAAATTTTTGTCCAATAAATTCTTTACCTATATAATCTTGTTCTTTGAAATCATTACCAACTTGATCCATATATGTACTTGTATTTAGGGTTTTTTAATGCTTTTTTCAATACTTTAGTAGTATAATTAACATACTCTAAATAATAAATGTCATACTCATAACTACCAAAAAAACAACCTTGCGTTGTTGGTAATTCTAAATAATCTTCTCTTTTGTTTTTTAGAACTCTTTTACATAAAAAATATAGTTCAACCATTTTTTCTACTGGAAATTCATATTGACCGCAATCGTCTACACCACCTTGCACATTTTTGACTATCCACCCGTGTATAGCATTTGCTTTGCGCCAATAACCAATTTCCTTATATTCTTTATTTTTACCTTTACCTTTACCTTTACGGTGTAAATACATGTCTAACCCCATAATATTTTTTTTTAAGTTATTATTTTAATAAAGTTACCATTAACGTCACATAGTAATGTTAGTTCAAATTCTACATCTAATTGATCAAGTACGTTTTGAAGAAGTAAGTATTGAGCACCTAAATGAAATGATTGAAAGTCTAAACTAAAACCTTTACTAACAGCGTATTCATAGATTAACTGTATATCTACAACTCTATTATTCCTCATTTGTATATATCTGTCTCTCATAAGTTTAAATATAAAAGACCCACCTTTCACAGTGGGCCCTTTAAAATCTTAACGTTGTATTTTCTTAGTATTTTTTCCATCGTTAACTACAGTTTTACCTTCACCTGAATAACTAACAACAGAGTCGTCAATTGAAACCTGTATTTGTTTACCACCAGTAGCAACACATAAGTCTTTTAACTCATCACTGAATTGCATTAAAGATATTGCATTAACTTTATAAGGAAAAGCTTTAGAGTCTACACTATCTTGACCATCATTAATAATAAGTATTTCAGGTAATTCTTTAGATAAGTCAATATCAAGATTATGAAGATTACCACTTTTAACACACTTTGCAACATATTTAACTATGCCACCAATATCAGTACAACCACCATTTGGATCGTTAGAAAACCATGTCCAAAAATCCATAACATCCTCTCTATTTTTTAGATGATGGAATTTTAAATCACCTTTGTCATAGACAAAATAACTGAAGAACACTTCGGCTTCGCCTTGCATTACGTATCTTAAACGGTCAATTAAAATAGCATTAACCCATATTTGTTTCTCGTAATCATCCATACTACCAGAGTAATCAAGTAAAATAATGATTTTCTGTTTTTGTTCTTTTTTATCTACAGGAACATTGACAGTTAAATCTTTTGTTAAGAATTTAGTAGCAAAGTTTGGAAACATTTTTTGATACAACTCTATATTGCTAAACTGAGCATAATCTCTCATTATTTTTTTAGCATACTGATCTGAATTAGAAACTATTTTTTCATCAATTTCTTTTTCAACTTTGAATTGTTCGCCAAAATCACCAACAATAGATACTCTATCTAGAATATCCATTTTTCTATCTTTACTTAACTCATTGAATTCCAATTGATTATTAATCTCTGGATTAGCATATACTTGTCTATCAAAACTAAGAGTTGATTTTAAATCTAAGTTTTCTTCATCACTTGATTCAGCATATTCTTTATCATTACTTATTTTTTTGTATATCGCTATTGCTTGTTCAAGAGGAGTATTACCTGGAATATAAGTATCAAATATACTGTCGTACAATTCTTTTTTAGAACCATAGTCAACTTGATCTTGATCTGATAAAGATTCAAAATCAGAAAACTTTTCACTAATATAATCTTTCTCGTCTATCATTTTGTAATAACAAACGCGAGCTAATTCTTTTATAGTGTCAATAGATTTATCTGATATTGCTCTAGTCTTTTTCTTAATATCTGCTTTAGTAGGAGTTAAATAAGTTACTGGATCTTTAACAAATAAATCAGAATCATCATCTTCATCTACGCCACCAAGCCAAGAATAACTTGACCATTTACTAGGTTTCCAAGAATAAGAATTATATTTTGTACAACCTTTATTTTTATTAGAATAATAATTGTGGCCATAACCATAACCATAACCATAATCATCATCTTCATCACCCCAATAAGAACTACTATATCTGCTCATAATTTTTTTTTATAATTATTCCATGATTGAAGAAACTACTTGCTTTTTGCTTAGTGTAGTATATAATTCTGTAGCGCTTTTAATTAAATTAGCGTGAGTCGTAGCAAGATCATCAGTAACGGTTAAACCTTTGATATCTCTAATAACATTAGCAAGTTTGCCAATACCAGCAGTAAATGCGTCTCGTTCTTCAGATGTTATTAAATTATTAGATTGTAATTCACTAACAACAATATCTAAATCAGTAGATAATTTTCTGAATTTTAAAGTACTTTGGTATTTTTTAAGGGTTTCAGCGATTAATGTAGGTTTTTTTGCAAATTCTGCAATAAAACTTAAAGATTCTGGACCACATTCTTCGTATACTGTATAAGCAGTTACTGCAACCCTTGGTGAAATTGTAACGCCACCTCTATGATATTCTTGAAGTAAGAACGGAATAATAGGATCTACATTACCTTGACCAAATTTTGTTTCTAACAATTTATTGTAACTAGCTTCAGTATAATTATCCCATACAACATTTAACTCAAGTGGAAAACGTTCCATCAATGCTTTTAATGACATGTTTTTAGAAAATTCTTCACGAGTTCTATTTGTACAACAGATAATGAATTTAGTTTTTATAGGGAATACTTGCGTACCATTTCTGAAGACTTTAGAAGATAAAATATCTTTTAATTGCTCAAGAATAAAATCAGGAGCATCGAATAATTCTTCGAAAATAACATAATCGTTATTCATAAAAGAATTTTCAACTAAATACTCGATTTTACCTGTTTTTTCGAATGTAGGTATATCTAAACCGCCAAACAATCTGTCAGTTGTCATACCTGTACCCATAGTAATAACATAAGGATCTATACCTTTTTCTGCGAGATAAGCCATAGTAAGTTCTGATTTACCATGACCACCAGGACCATAAAGTACAATGTTTTTACCAGTTTTTAAGCCAATGTCTAAGATGTTAATTGACTTGTCCATAAACACGAAGTCTCTGGCCACTCCAGTAGCTTCTGCCGCCACTTCTTTTGTTTTTCTAGCTGCTGCCATTTTTAAAGGGATTAAAGGGTTAATATTAGTTATTAGTAAGAGAATCGAACTCTCGTACACACTATGCAAATGTACATCACCAGATCTAATACCACACGCAAAGCGTGTATAGCAAGCGTCTTACGCTTCATCTTCAACTTCATTAAAATCAGCATGTTCACCACATGCACCACAAATACCGGTATCTTCTAACCATTCAGAAGCACCACAACAATCACTTTCCATATCTATATTTATTTACGTCTCCATGACTTATGAACAACTGCACTTAACTCTTGACTAACAATTTGAATTGTATTACCTGTCTTATGCTCTATAATAGGCACATAACTATAAGTTTTTATAGTAGAACAATTAACGCAAGACTTATAACCTAAGTCTATTCGTACTTGATGTAATTTATTTCCACACTTACAATACATACTAATTTATTTATACTTTAACAAACTCAAAACTATAGTTATCTTCTATAACTAATGTATTATCTTTTTCGCTAATAATACTTTCGTTTATTGGAATACTGAATACCGCATTCCTAATAAATTGAGCAACTACCTGTCTTTCTGGAAATGTACAATTAGCTAATGACTTACCATTATAAGTCCAGTATCCGTTTTTTACTTTGATTTTTGCTTGCATGGTTATCTGTTTTTTGTTTCACATATATTATCTGACTTGTTTATAAATAAGTCCGTATGGTCAATTAATTCTCTGACTCATAAGCTTTCTTACATTCTGATGAACAGTAACGACCATTAGATGGTTCACCACAAAACTTACAGTCATCTTCTAATTCTTCTGGTGGATTATTCCATGTATCCATAATAATAGTATTTAGTATTAGTAGTCAGGACAGGATTCGAACCTGTATTTATACCACCATATAACTCTGTTTATGGGCGAGCCTCGAGAACTCTCGTTATATGTGCGTTACCACGCCCGAGAAATCCCGAGCCTTCCGCCACCTGACTTGTTAACAAACCACTACGCTACATTGTTAACTAATTCATAGATATTTTTAGATGTACTAATAATTGTTCTAATTCATTTAGACCATCTTTAACTCGACTCACGTTTTGATTGTCTTCTACTCCATGCTCTCGAGCTAATGCAGCTTCTTCCGCTGATATGTCACCATTAATTTCCATCCAGAATAAATGACCTTCATCAGTCAATAACCAAGGGAATGCTTCACTTAGTTTTATATTCATTGCTACTGCCACTGCAGCTTCTTGAATTCCTCTGAACTTTACTAGGTTATGAAATACTTTATCTAAATATTCTTCTGGTACTTCGCTTAATCTTGTTTTCTTTGCCATGATTACTTTGTTTTAATGATTAGTGATTTGAATCCTTCTTCTGTTGGAACTGACTTATAATTCCACAATCGAGTGTATACGTGCTTCTTGGTTTTACTAAAGGTAGTTTTTTGTCTTGTTGGTGTCTTTAACCATTCTGCGTTAGTAAGTCCGCTACATCTCTTCTCATGGGCATGTTTAAGCTTATGCTCCTCTATTCTTTGTTTTTTATATTCTTTATAATACTCGTGTGCTAATAATGCTGCTGCTTCCATAGTTAATTTATATTAGGTTCTACTTGAATATCTAAGTTTAAAGTTTCTGTTACCATCCACTCTACATTATCTAAACCGTATACGTCGCTTACATATTCTTCAGCGTCGTAGTGGTCAGGTATAAGACTTATTATTACCTTACCATCTCTGTAATCTAATATACTTAAATACATAGTTAATGTCTTAAAGCAGCCGCTGCTGCGTTAGCATATTGTTGAAACACTCCTTTTACTTTTAATAATATTCTACTGTACTTTTCCATAGTTTTAATTTGTTACTTGTTCTACTGCTTCTAAAAAATCTTCTAATATTTCTTCTGTTGTACAAGAGTCTAAATACTCTGTTAAACCTTCTATGTCTGACTCGTAAATTGTACCTTGTTCTAGACACCAATTTAATGCCAACGTTATTAAATACTGTTTATTTACTTTCTGTGGTATTATCATATACTAGTTGTATTAGTTGTTCTAATAATTCACTTCTATCATAGTTTGTTTCCCATTCACATTGAGTGTATATGTGCTCAGCCATTTCTCGAACTACCTGGTCTCTGCTTCCACCACAGAGGATGAAAGCCTTGAAACCATCGATAGTATCACTATTAAAACAACTCATTACCAGCCACTTTTTAAGTCTGATTTTCTAATAAACGTCCAACCTTTGTGGTTAAACCATGATGAAACGCCTTCACGGTCATTTTCTG